CTGTCAACCTAACCACAATTTGGCGTGCCAGACCACTTGGTAACAATGCCAATGGCGGCGGGTACGATCCCGGCATAGCTGGCGCGGGAACCGATTACAGTCAGCAGGATGCGGCGCAAGCCAGCGGTACCAACGGGTCCGCTACCGGAACCACCACATTCACCGCATCCGGTTTCACTTCTGCAATGGTGGGTAACGCCATCAATATTGCAGGGCAGGGGTTTTACTTCATTACCTCTTACACTAATGCCAGCAACGTTGTAGTAGATCGGGCATTAGGAACATTCTCGGGAGCAAGCTGGAGATTAGGTGGAGGTTGGTCGGACTTTGTAACCAATACGACGAGCGCCGGTCCACTGGTGCCAGGGAACATCATCTACATCCTGGGTGGGGCTGCACCGAGCTATGCTTCGCCGGATTACGCCGTATCGTATTTTACACCAGTTTCCGGTGCACCTGATCTCGGTTTGATACAATTTGTCGGCGACCCTAATACACCAATCAGTAATGGATATGGGGGACTGCCACTTATCAACTCGACCTATGGGATCATATTTTACCAATCGCAGTATTATGCTGTCCGTAATTTGTACATATTCGCTGGTAGCACGACAGGCGGTGGAATAGTTCAGTCATATGTCGGGCCAGCCTTTATAACGGGGGTGGTTTACGACGAAAATGGTTGGGATCAGTCTTTGACCGGGCTGACAGGTCCGTGTCATGTGATTAACTGCGAGATTTTTAGTTCCATTCCTGCAAGAGCGGGATACACTTTCCCTGGTATTAACTGTGGTCCGTATGGGACGAGAATTATAAACTGCAATATTCATAACTGCCTTGGTGTTGGTGTAGTTCTAACTTGGATCGGAAGTATACATAACTCAATTATCGCAAAGAACGGAGGCAGTGGGATAGTTTTTCAAGGGGATGGCAGCACTGGTTGGCTGACTGCTGTTTTCAACTGCACGATAGATGGCAACGGTGGACACGGCATAGAGATTGGGGTGGGAAACAGTAACAACCAATCCCTGTTAGCCCAGACAGCAATCGTGGGTAACATCATCAGCAACCATACCGGGGTGAGTAAAGCGGGGATCGCGGTCACTACCAACCTCGCAGTGCAGAACGACCTGTGCAAGGCGATGGTGGATTTCAACTCTTTCTACAATAACGCAGTCAACTGTTCTGGCATAAGCGCGGGAGCGCATGACGTTGCACTGCCGTCTGATCCTTATGTTGCTCAGTCAACCCAGAATTATAAGTTAAAGTGATGGCGTGGGTCCGCTCTGGCGAATGCTGTAAATGTGGTGATTGTTGCCGGGGTGGTATCGGTAACCTTCCAGCACAACCAGATGGTGCCTGCCCGTTCCTAGAACGTGAAGAGGACGGACAGCGTCTTTGCGCCATACACGATTCTCAAAACACTTATTGGTCGCGCGGTTGCAATGTGTGGCCAGATCATCCCCATCAAATTAGGAATTACGATCGCTGCACGTTCAGTTTTGTGTGGCAGGATGACTGATGGCCGTCCAAACTATCTATCTGCTGGGCACAGCGGGAGTTACACCGAACTTCTGGGGCAACACCCAACTTAACGGTTCTGCTCCAACTGCGGCCAATTCTGCCTTCGGCTGGGGACCAGCCAAGACCGCTGTCACTACGCCTTATTATCGTGGACGCTTAGGAGCAACCACTACCGGCTCTGATGCCGCTGTCTCAACCAGCTACAACGCGGGTCGAGCGACACCACAACCCGGCACTGGTACTGGTGCGGCGACGGCGGGCGACAGCTTTGTTGTTGGTCCACTAACTGGTACTTTTGCCGCTACCGCGTGGACCTTTAACTTCAATCTGCGCGCCGGGACAGCGGGGGCGATCGGCCATGTCAACATGCGGATGTGGCGTGGTACCCTTGCTAACGGTTCTAATGCTACACAGGTCGTCGCTAACACTGTGGGTGCGACAGTCACCCTATCAACCAGCGCCGATGTTAATAGCTCGATCACCGCCTCGCCGGGGCAGTTGGTACTCAACAATGAGTACCTGTTCTTTCAGGTAGAGTGGCAGGAAACCACTGCCGGATCGAGTAACAGCGACAATGTCTTCTTCCGTATCGGTACGGCTTCGATCACCACCGCTGATTATGTTGCCGCCGCGACCGGCACGGTTGCTGTTACTGAGATTTCCGACACGATCGTCTCGACCGGTAGAACTCCCTATGTTGGCACGCTTGCTGTTACTGAGATTTCCGACACGATCGTCGCGGCAGGCGGTCCAAGGATAGCCGGAACGCTCGCTGTTACCGAGATTTCCGACACGCTCGTCGCAACGGCGGAAGGTCCAGCGGCTCCGATAGCGGTCGCCCCGTGGCCCCCAGCCTTCCCGCAACACGGCGCAGGGCAAAGTTTAGGTGTAACAAACTTTGCCGCACCGGGTGCGGTGCAGCCCTCGATCAGTGGGTTGGTCGCCGGTCCTTGGCCCCCCGCCTTCCCGCAGCACAGGGCGGGGCAGACAACCGGTGTTACCAACTATACGCATCCCGGTGCGGTGCAACCGGTTTACCAGATCGCTGATACTGGTATTGTTAATGGTAATCTTTCCCGGGCTGAAATACCGGATATACTGACAGCAACTGGCACTGTTCTAAGTGGTGTTGGTGGTAATCTCTCCCAGATTGAAGCGCTCGATACGATAACTGCTGCTGGCAATGTTCCAGTAATTGGTAATCTCTCTATTGTTCAGGCGTCACAGACCATCTCCTCTACTGGTACTGTGACCATACGTGGTACATTAAGTCAGCTACAGGCACCAAATACTTTATCAGCAGTTGCTAGGGCAACCGTTACTGGTACACTTAATCTTCCACAAGCAAATAATACAATATCAGCAACTGGTACTCCTATTGTTGCTGGTACACTTAATCAGAATCAAGCTAATAATACAATTATAAGTACTGGTACTGTTGTAGTTCGTGGTGTACTCAATCAACTTCAAGCAAATCAAATAATCTCCTCAACTGGTGCTGTACTTTCGCCAGTCATTGGTACTCTAAGTGTTAATGAAGCGGCGGATTCGGTTTCTGCCACGGGCACGGTTGCTAATCCGCTCGATGTTGTTTTGCTTTGTCACTTTGACACGGGATTTATTGACTTTTCGAACTACGCGCACAAGCTAACCCCGATTGGCAATGTCATCCTCTCAGGAGCCAATCCGAAATTTGGTTCTGGTTCTGCGAACTACGTCATCGGGAACGGTGCCAATTCAATCGACACCGGCAATTCGTCTGATTTTTACTTTGGTGCCGCGCCGTTTACGATCGAGGCTTGGTGCTATGCGACCCAATCGGGGACCGGTGACGGCTATGATCCGATCCTGGCCCAGTGGGACGCGGTCCTCGGTAATGTCGGCTTTTTCTTTAATGTCTTTCCGCAGATCATGTTTTTCTGGAGTCCTGACGGCAACGCTTATTCCTACATCTCATCCACCGGGCCATTGTCGCCGTTAAACGCTTGGCACCATGTCGCGGCTGACCGAGACGCCACGGGCTTTTTACGTCTTTACCTAGACGGTGCTGTAGTTGCTTCTGGTCCGTGTCTAGACAGTTTCTATCATTCGTCACTAACCACTCGGATCGGGAATGACAATAGTGCTGGTCGCGCGTTCCCCGGGTATATAGATGAAATAAGAGTGGTGCGGGGCACCGCTGTCTATGGTGGTGCTTTTACACCACCGACAGCACCGTTCCCCAATCCATTACCTAGCGGTTTTAGCGGTTCGCTTAATGTTACCCAAGCTAATCAGATAATTACAAGTACTGGTACTATTGTAGTTAGTGGTGCTCTTAATCAACCACAAGCAAACAATACAATAGCGTCCACTGGTACTGTCACTATTCTTGGGACGCTAAGTCAGTCACAAGCACCTAATACTTTATCGGCAGTGGTTAGAGCCACTGTTTCTGGTACGCTTAATGTTCTTCAAGCACCAAATACTTTATCAGCGATCGCTAGAACCAATGTTACTGGCACTCTTGGTCAGTTACAACCACCAAATACTTTAGTAGCAACTGGCTCGGTTCTTTCTGGTATTGGTGGTGCTCTTAATGTTCTTCAAGCGTCACAGACATTAACAGCGGCCGGTAATTCACCCTATGTTATCAAAGGTGATCTTAGTCAGCTACAGGCACCAAATACTTTATCAGCAGTTGCTAGAGTAACCGTTACAGGTACTCTTGGTCAGTTACAACCACCAAATGCACTTGTTGCGACGGGCAGTTTGGTTGTTAGTGGTACTCTTAGTCGGCTTCAAGCTACACAAACAATTACTACCACTGGTACAATCACTGTTGGTGGTGTTCTTAATCGAGTACAAGTATCTAATACAATAGTTTCTACTGGTGTGGTTGTTGTTACTGGTACATTAAATCAACTACAGTTATCAAATACTTTATCAGCTACTGGATCAGCTCTTTCTGGTATTGGTGGTGCTCTTGATGTTCTTCAAGCATCACAAACAATATCAGCAACCGGTAGTGTGCCTTATGTTGCTACACTTAATCAGGTTCAGGCGTCTAATACTATAGTTGCTACTGCTAGTCTTGTAGTTGTTGGTACACTTAATCGAACACAAGCAAATAATACAGTAGTATCAGAAGCTTCAGCTATTGCTGGTGGTGTACTCAATCTAGTTCAAGACAATCAGTCATTTATTGGTACGGGTAGAATTGTTGTTGAAGGTACTTTACGAGTTGCTCAAAATGATAACATAGTAAGTGCAACTTGCTTTGTTGATAAGATTACAGCAGATCTTGAAGTAGTAGAGACAAACGATACAATTACAGGATTTGCTTCTATTGGTGCTGCTTGGTTCCCTGCTGTTCCTGGTGTAATTCCAGGTACACCACCTGATCGGATATTAGTTGGTGATAACCCTGATAGGCTGGTTGTTGCTGGTGAAAATGGTAGTCGTACAAGTACAGGCACTGCTCCTAACAGAACGAACGTTGCCGGTGGTAATGGTAACAGGACAATATCTGTCCCATCCCGTCGTAGGATTGCCGCATGATCGCAATGGTTGGAGCATTTAACCCACTCAAGTCGCAATCCAGTCCTATTGCGATGGATCAAAACCCATCTGTGCGCAGGGTTAGTGAAGACGGTCATATGCACGTTGAAAATAGCAACATATCAAAAGCGACTGTTAATCCATACTGGGGTGAAGAGATTCCGGACTATGAAAGATTAGGATTAGACCCTGCTAGAAAGTATTGGTTGTTAAGGCATCCCAAGGAATTGGCAAAGGGTGCTAGAACCTTTAACAACTTACCTATACTCGCGAAACATCAGCCTATTAGTTCAGATAAGCATCCAGCTGATTTAGTGGTTGGTTCTACTGGTACCAATGCTGTTTATAGACATCCTTATCTGCAGAATAGTTTGGTTTTTTGGACAAAACCCGCCATAGATTCAATTGAAGATGGTGAACAGAGAGAGTTATCTTGTGCGTATCATTACGACCCTTTAATGACCCCAGGTATGTATGAGGGTCAGCACTATGATGGGATTATGACTAATATACGAGGCAACCATGTCGCGCTCGTCGAGGATGGCCGTGCGGGCTCGGATGTAGTTGTAGCTGATGCTGCTTTTGATGAGAATTTAGGTCATTGGTGGACTATTGTTCATGCTGTGGTTCGGATTTAGTTTACATTTATCGAAATGCCATCGCTTCAAAACCATTAGATTACTTTCCAATCCACAGTGTGGGCAATGAACTCTTATGTGAGCACCTGACTTTTGTAGAGATGCAGCTTTTCGACCACCAACAAGTCCTGCCTTTCGACCAATCTCTGAGCTTTGTTCTTTAGTTAGATTTATGCGACTTCTTAATCCAGCTTCATGACCTTGTTTAGACTTTTGCTCAAATGTTTTCGACTCTGCTGAGGCTTTACCTGCTTTTCGACCGATTTCTGAACTTCTCTCTGGTGTTAATGCTTTAGCTCGAGCTAGCCCACCATTTCTACTATTACCTTTCCGGCCCATTAGGCTTCTTAGTTGTCTTCGTTTCTCTGGATCCATTGTTACAATAGGTATTTTGGAATAGTGAACCGTGTCAACTTTGTAACCTTTCTTAATCTGCCACCACTTCTCACGATCACCAGCTTCTTTAGGTGTATTGCATACTTCAATAACTACAAGATTAGTTCCTTTTGGGTACCACTTTGCCTTTTCCTCTATAGTAAGCTGTGTACAACCAACCTTTTTCCCGGGTATTTCATAGATTATGTACATTAAATCGTCCTTGGCAAGTTGCTTCGTCTAATATAGCAGGAATAGTTAAATGAGCAAGCAACTTCTAAAAGCATTACGAAAAAAGTACCGAACGCCACAAGATGCGGTGCGGGCGCTCGGCTTAGACGCCGCTCTTCTAGACGATAAGGAGGTATCTATGCCTGATCCTAAGCCCGTACCAAAGCCTGATACAAAACTAGCGCCGGCAGCTATGGTTGCCAAAGGTGCTCTGCTTACCTATCTCACACCTCGCCTCGCTCAAGATGCTGCACCCCTTGACTATAACTCCATTGTGCGTGGAGTTACGTCAAAGAACTTTAACAGCAGAAAGACCGACATCATCAAGACGGTCAAGTATGCGACCAAAGGCAAGTTGGCCAAGGATGCTGATATCCAGGATCTAGCCAACCTTTTGGACGCATTGTCACCTTCTGCGGGTCAGGCAGATGTTGAGGGTGGGATGATGCCTCAGGGTGGTGGTGGACCGCCTCCCATGCAGACGGAGCCCAATGCTGGGCCGCCCATGGGTGCATCACCAGAGGAAGATGGTGAACCCGAAGATGTTGTTGCAAAGATTAAGGCATACCTTGAGCAAGAAGGGGTATCGCCTGAGATCTTGCAGAACCTTGACGCATTTCTCGCTGAGCAAGGCAATCCTGATCCTGACCTCAGTGGAGGTGGCGGCGCTCCTCCTCCCGACAATGGTGGTGGTGGCGGTGGTGGCGGCGGCGAGGAACAGCAGAGTAAAGACCCCAATGGAAACGGAGGAGATCAAGGTATGGCCAGCAACATTCCGCCCCCGACCGCAATCGGCGGTATGGACGAAAACGAGCTTGAGGATTGCGTGAGCGACGAAGAGGAAGAGACCGAAGAGGAGCGCAAAAAGCGCGAAGAGGCAATGGATGAAGTTGTCCCCTCTGAGCAATCCGAGCCGGTGACAAAGACGGCAATGGACGCGGCAATCAAGCGCGCTGTTGCTCGTACTGTCCAGACCCAGAAGAACATTCGCGCAGCTGAGCGCTTTGTTCGTCCTTGGGTTGGTGACCTGGCTATGGATGCTGCTCGGCCGTCCGATGTTTACCGTACTGCCTTAAAGGCACTCGGTATGGACTCGGCAAAGGTCGACAAGATGCATCCGGATGCCTTGTTGCCTGTGCTTGAAGCGCAGCCTCGGCCTAGTGTTCGTCGTCCCAATCAGGGCGGCCCGCGCATGGCGGCGGATGCCAAGATTGAAGGCGGTTCGTTCGCTGAGCGGTTCGACTTCACCAAGAACATCACTATTCAGTAAATCCTGAGGTGATTTGCTGATAACTAATGGAGGTTTCAATGCCTTTGTTTCAAGCTCAGGTTTATCCGCAACAGGCACCTGGTGTAGAGGGTGACTTTTGCGATCACAATCCGCGGGCCACTGTGGATGCTGGCCCCGGTGGGCTGGTTGCTGCATCTGAGGGCGTGACTGTTGCTCGGTTTGGTTGGCTTGATGCCAGCATTATCGACCCGAACAATGCTCCGACCTTGGTTCACACCCGCGCTATTGGTGGTGTTATTGCACCGGCAGGGTTTGTTCATCGTGAACAGCAGGGCCTGATCACCAGTTACCTTGGTGGTGTCAGTATGCTGGTCCCCGGTGGCTTCCCCATTACTCTCCATCAGGCTGGTGGGTTCTTTGTTCTCAATCGGGGTACTACCTATGCCCAGTATGGGATGAAGGCCTTTGCTCGTCTGAGCGATGGTGCTGTGGTATTTGGTGCAACAGGTACTGCCCCGGGTGCAGCGACCGTGACTAGTTCGGTCGCAGCATCAACCTTTAGTGCCACCGGCTCAATTGCTGGTAATGTCTTGACTGTTAGTGCAGTTGGGGCTGGTTCTGTGGTACCTGGTTCCACAATCTCTGGTACCAATGTTGTAACGGGTACCAGGATTCTCGGTCAGTTGAGTGGTGCTACACCTGGTGGTGTTGGTACTTATGCAGTCAGCATTGCCGAGCAGACTGTTGCCTCCACAGCAATTGCTGGTACCTATGGTACGATGACTGTCACCGTCGCCGGTGCAACTCCAATCGAGGTTGGTGATGCGCTGTCGGGTGGTACTGTTGTTGCTGGTACTTCCATCACGGCAATGGGCCCAAACTACGGTCTGACTGGTACGGGTGGCCTTGGTACCTATGCTGTGGACAATAACACAGTGGTTGCCTCTGCTTCTCTTGGCGCCACTGACGCAATTGAGACCAAGTGGTTTGCGACCAGCGCAGGTGCGGCAGGCGAAATCATCAAGATGTCCAGCTGGCCGCTTGGCTAAGAAGTGGTGGGCTTAGTCCCACCACTAATACAGTAACTACCGCAAGGATCACCAGGCGGTAATCCTTTATTCCGGAGGAACAAATGCAAAATTTTAGTGGTGCGCGGGCTGCCTGGTCGGCTGATCGTGCGGAATGGGAAAATCGTGGTGTATATCTTCCCGCGATTACGGCATACACGCCGGAGTCTTGGAAGAACAACCCACAACTGGCCCAGGACGAGATGCTCCAGATGGCCCAGGATGCTTGGGGCTATGGTGGATACGGCCATAATAGTATGGCGATGGATGCACCGCCTCCACTATATACTGACCCGAACTCGGCAATCCCCGCCCTGCTTACTACGACTATTGACCCCGAGGTCTTTCGTATCTTGTTCAGCCCGAACAAGGCAGCGGAAGCGCTTGGTGGTGAAGTCAAGCGTGGTGATTGGCTGCAAGACATCATCTACTTCCCGGTCGTCGAGGCGACTGGTGAAGTGTCTAGCTATGGCGACTACAATGAGAACGGCAACGCCGGGATCAATGTTGGGTGGCCGGCTAGGCAAAACTATCTCTTCCAGGTCATCAAAGAGTATGGTGAGCGGGAAGTAGAGCGTGGTGGTCTTGCTCGGGTCAATTGGGTGGCTGAGATCGATCGTGCAGCGGCCCAGACTATTGCCAAGTTCATGAACCTTACCTACCTGTTTGGTGTTGGTGGGCTCCAGAACTATGGCATGACTAATGATCCCAATCTGACTGCAGCCCTTAGCCCTGCTCCAAAGGCAGCGGCAGGCAACAGCCCGAGATGGATCATCAATGGTGTCATGAATGCAACGGCAAACGAGGTCTATGCTGATATTGAGACCTTGTTCTACCAACTGGTCTTGCAGACCGGTGGGTTGATCGACACGGATACTTCGATGACCTTGTGCATGTCACCTGGCGCCCAAGTCGCCCTGACGATCACCAACAGCTTCGGTGTCAACGTTCGTGACCTGATTGACAAGAACTTTGGCAATATCAAGCTGATCACGATCCCGCAATATGCAGCTCGTGGGCCAATCATGCCGCAAGGTGTGGCGGCTGGCGAGTTCGTGCAGCTGTTTGCCAATGAAGTTGAAGGTCAGAAGTTTGCGTTTCCGGCTTACTCAGAGAAGATGCGCGCGCACCCTGTTATTCGCGCACGTTCGTCCTTCTCTCAGAAGGTCAGTGCAGGTACTTGGGGCACAGTGGTGCGGATGCCGGCAGCTGTTGTCAGCATGATTGGTGTCTAGGCAGTTAGGGGGAAACTGGTCCCCCTAACAATGTTTGAAATGATAGGAGGTAAAAGGTAATCATGGCTGATAGTATGCAAGTCCCGCCGCCCCAGCCACCGCGCCCAGCGGTCCCGTTCTCAAGAGGAGCAACAACGGGCGACACTGTATATGTCGCCTGTAAGCTCCCATCAGGGATTGTCTTGCGGGTATTTCAGTGGCAAGAATATATGGAGCCGCTGCGGGATGGTACAATGAAAGAATCGCGTAGAGCCATCCCTGTTGAAGGCGCCCAGTTTGTTTGTCGCGGACCTTGGATTGCCACAGCAGGCCAGGCATACAATTTCAGTAGTGCAGTCACTGAATTGTTACCTGGTGGTTATGCGATAACAGAAGGTTGTCCCAAAGATGTATGGGATGGCTGGCATATGCAGAATAAGACCAGTGATCTGGTCAAAAACCAGGTTGTCTTGGCCCATAAGGATAGGGCAACACTGATTACCGAATGCAAGCAATTGACTAGTGTTGTTACGGGTCTAGAACCTCTGGACCGTAATAATCCAAGTGCCAAGATGGGTGGTGTAGACAGAAGACTTAGGCTTGGCATCCTTGAGCAAGGGGAAGGCAATAGGTAATGGCGTCCGATACAACATTTGGACCCATACTCCCAGCACCTGTGCGGGACTACTTTACCTTTGACTTTACCAATGAAATTGGTAATGTCCCGCCAGGTGCTACTAATACCAGTCCCGTTATCCAGTCAGCATTATGGACTATTGATATTGAACCAACATCAGATCCGACTCTTGACTTGACACCATTGTCTAGGTTGATTGGTACACCTGTATTTGATCAGTATAAGACCAGTCAACTAGTAGGAGATATGGTTGACCAATGTATCTATGTATTGACTGCTCAAGTAGCCTTAGATGACGGAAGGATTTTATTGAAGTCTGGTGAATGTGTTTGTATGACATGGCAAGAACCCGTCTTGCCACCAGTAGACGCATTTGTTGTCAAGTTTGATTATGATAGATTTACTAGTGCTTTCCCTCAGTTTAGTGGTACAGATAGTGACGCCTTAGAAAGGATGTGGATTACTGCAGGATTGATATTTAGAAATGATGCGACTAGTCCTGAGCAGGATCTAAATACAAGAGCCTATTTATTGGCATTGTTGACTGCTCACATTGCAACACTGTTTGCTGGACCAGGTGGTCCTGGTATGGGTGGGTATGGCGGTAGTGGAATGGTGGGAAGAATTAACAGCAAATCGGTAAACGGTGTAAGTGTTTCCTCCGAGGGATTCCCTGGTGTTACAGGTACTCAGAGCTGGTATTTGATGACCCAGTTTGGAGCTTTGTTTTGGAAGGCAACAGCAGCCTATCGTACCTTCCATTATGTACCTGGGCCTGTTAGGTTTCCAACTTACTTTGGTTGGCCTTATGGTAGGTTTGGAGGACCTTGGTTGACTTAGGTTGGGAGGTAGTGATGCCTATAGTGGAGCATGACGAACCCCGAAGTGAAACAATGTCATGGCGGCCCCTGCCATACCTGGCGCCAGGTGAAGTGGAGCGGAGGTCTGATATCACCGCTGTGTGGTCGGAAACGACGGGCGATGATGAGGGGCAGGCGGGAGCCGGTAAAGAGTAGCCCGCACTTTTGATAGGGGAGAAATGTTATGCCGTTTGATGGTACAGGCTTTGATCCGGTAACCCGTAGGTTGATACTGGCGCGGGAAAGAGTTGAAGCAGGGTGGTGTAAGGGTACCTTTCGAACCAACCAACAAGAGTACTGTATGTTGGGTGCGATTGGATTCCGTTCTCTGAAAGAGATCACTGATAGTTTCAAGTCCTACCGGTCGCTTAGGTTTAAGGCAATGATGCGACTGCAAGATGCCTTGGGTCATGATTGGTCCATAATAGCTTGGCAAGACAAACACAGGCGGACCAAGGAGGAAGTCTTAGCCATCTTTGATAAGGCTCTCACCCTTGTGGGATGAGCCTGGTACTGAATGATGCGTTGGTATTGATATTTGTCTCTCAGATAGTGCTGGTGTTTGTATTGTTGGCTTGCTACAAAGCCGATATTCCAATCCGTATACTAGAGTTGATGATAATATTGTCATGGGGTTGGTTGTTGTGTTGTTTATAATACTCTGGTTACGCGGTGTGGTGCTGGTGCTGTGGTTTAGTTTTCTTGGGATGCTGTTAACACATCCCATAGTTACTTTCTATTGGGTTAGTGCTAGGCCTATTCCCCTCACTTTATTGTCATTGATTTGCTTGATGACGGTGCTCCCACCGCCCAGTCGCTAAGTTCCCTACTAATACTCACTCATACATCGTTTTCCAGGCGATTCTAGCGGTATTACCGGAGCGTCGAGTACCGCAGCATAGCTAGGATACTTCACCTCGATGTACACCCTGTAAATAGGCATTCATCATGCAGATGTCAGACAATGGTCGTCGCCTCTTGATGGAGCGGGAAGGCGTTAAGTTAACCGCTTATCAAGACAGCAAAGGCATTTGGACTATTGGGGTGGGTCATACCAGTGTGGCTGGCCCTCCAACAGTCACTCCTGGTTTGACTATTACCAGGGAAGAGGTAGAAGAAATCTTTGAAAGAGACATTGCCAAGTTTGAGAATGGTGTTTCCGCAAGACTAAAGCGTGAGGTTAATCAGCATCAGTTTGATGCTTTAGTATCGATCGCCTATAACATTGGCTTAGGTGGATTTGGTGGATCCACGTTCTTGCGGCATATTAACGATGGTCTCATTGAAGCGGCAGCAGATGCCATTCTAATGTGGAATAAACCACCTGAGATCATTGGTAGAAGACGTGCAGAAGCTGAACAGTTTCTTGATTTGCAACATGTTGCTCGTGTATAATGCAGTCATTGGAACTATTAACAATCATACTGGTAGGTATAAAAGTGGTGGTGGACTCGGGGTTGTTTATCCTCTTGATCCTTAAAGTGTATCATTCATGAGAACAGTTGGTCTCCCCCCAGAACTTGCCCGTTCACGCTGGCGTCCTACCGCTACCCAGCGTAGGCAATTACAACGTGAACGGCAACATTTTGAGAAGGTAAGGCGGGCTGAAAGATATTATGCACAACAACTAAGAGCAGTTGCTCGTAATATTGGCATGATCATCAATGGTTTCACCCCAGGTGATAGAGACCATTTACCTCAGCTAATAGAGCTGCTTAGTAGATATTCAGCAATGATTAACCCCTGGGCTAGAGTAACTGCAGCCCGCATGATAGCTGAAGTCTCACGTAGAGATGCAGGAGCCTGGTTTAGGCTTAGTAGGGAAATTGGTGTTGAGTTAAGAAACATGATTGAGAATGCCCCTATTGGTGGGGTAATCAAGCAAATGTTAGATGATCAAGTTACTCTAATCACATCTTTACCTATTGATGCAGGTAGAAGAGTACAGGAATACACACAAGACTTTGTTGTAGGTGGACGCAGATATGACGACCTTGTTCAGTTGGTGCGGGATTCTGGTAATGTTACAGTATCTAGAGCCACGCTCATTGCGCGGACTGAAACGGCTAAGTGTCAATCGGCTATTGTTCAGGCACGCGCACAACACATAGGTGCAGAACAGTATATCTGGAGGACAGTAAGAGATGCGGCTGTTAGGCGGGAACACAGGGCTTTGGAAGGGACAATACAATCATGGGATGACCCACCCGTGGCTGAGGCCGGTGGTGAGCGCCATCACCCTGGTAACTTTCCTAATTGCCGTTGCTTCGCTGAGCCTATTCTTCCTGAGGTGATAGTGTGACAGACTATTACACAAGTCAACCTGGTAGTGTTCTCAAGTTTAATGACTTGGAACATAGTTGGTTAACCTTTAACCCCTGTGGTGTAAGAGTCAATCTAAAGACAGGTGAAGTAGTCATTCCTGAAGGTATAACGTTAGATGAAGCATCCCGCGCGTTCTGGGAAGGATTGAGTCACTTTTATGGGGTTAAAGTTTAAAGTTTCGAAGCGCGCGCGCATCCATCCCGCGTACGCGCGCTTCGAAAAATAATCGAAAAGGAGTCTTTTTAGTGGGCATGATAGCCGCGCGGGTATGCTTGCATGGGAGGAGTATTATTGTGGAAGAATGGCAAGTCAGAGTCATGGAAGAGCGTCAGGAATTGAATGATAGACTACAGCGTTTAGCAAAATTCATCAAGAGTAAAGAGGCGTTTGCCTTAAATCATATAGACTTTGCCCTTTTGTATTCACAAGAGTCAGCTATGCGGTCATACTTAACCATCCTCAATCAACGTATTGATAGGTGGACTAATGCCTGATGACACAGACAATTACGACAAGATCACCAAGGCACTGGAACGCCTTGCTGATATACATGTCATGGTGGGCATTCCTGCTGCCAATGATCAGCGCAGTGATAAAGCACCCAGCAACGCAACATTAGGTTATATCCACGAGGTAGGTAGTCCAATCAACAACATCCCAGCGCGTCCATTCCTAGTACCTGGTGTCAGGTCATCTGAGCGTGAGTGGACAAAGTATATGGTGCAGGCTGGGCAGGCTGCCTTTCGTGGTGATGAAGGTGTACTTGATAGAGCATTGAATGCCGCAGGACAAACGGCTGTCACGGCGGTCAAGAAGACAATAGTTGCTGGCATTCCACCACCACTAAAGCCAGGCACCGTTGCAGCAAGGGCTAGGCATGCAGGGGATGCCGCCTTTAATCAGGCCTATAGGCAATGGCATGCCAATTATAGACCAGGTCATACAGAAGTAACATCAGGTGGTGTCACCCCATTGATAGATACTGCACAGCTAATAAACAGCATTACTTACGTGGTAAAGAAGCGTCCCGCACCACCTTAAACAACAACGTACACGCGCGCATATATACGCGCGCACGCACAAGTGGCCAAGTCCCCATTTTGCCTGTAAATAGGATCTAAAAGGCAAAGGCATGCCAATACACAATGTAGATGAAGCATTCGACCCTACCTTCTGGGATTACATCACTGTTGTCAGGCGTCAAGAGACTGTGAGCGGGCAAGGTCGCACGGTAATGAAGTTAGTCACTAGTCAACAATTAGCGGTAGTAGTACCTGCATCACCAAATGATCTAAACAGATTGCCTGAAGCCGATATGATGAATAGAGCAATCACGATCTATACACCATACAGGCTACAAAGTTCATCTATTAACCATCTCACAGGTAGTCAAACTTTACCTGATCAGATTGTCTGGCACAATACCACGTTTATTGTGCGTATACTTGATGACTATTCAGGTTATGGGCGAGGTTGGATTCAAGCAACAGCTGTGTCTTACGACTCTATCCCTGCCCCTCCCATACCAGATCCTATAGGCAGTGCCTAAGATGACTAAAAACGAAGCTGATGAGATTATCGATAGGCTTGATAAACTTATAGTTTTACTGAAAGTCTTAATAGAACAGTCTAGAAAATCTGAACCGGTTCGATTGTCTGCTGATGACTTGTATAGTCTTACGCATAGAAAGACCTAACAAGTTCAGGCCTCCCAACTCGCCCCCGAGGTGGTACCGCCGGAGATATGGGAGAGAGGGCAATGCAAGTCCAACAGTTGGGTGGAAGGACTTGCTTCAAGTGGAACGCGACAGAAATGCGACAAGCCAGTAGTCAAGAGTCCACGGACTGGCACAGCCTTTCCAAGGGAGTAGACTCATGCACAGTGCAGTTCGGACGCGGATACAGCGCAATGCTGACTACCATGCTGCGGTAGCCGAGCATTACACTTCTCTTCAAAAGAAGGCGACTAATGGCAATGGTGAGGGTCACCCCAATCCTGATGCACCACCACCGCCACCTGTAGAGACTGGCAGTGGTCGTAGGCGGGGTTCGGCACCTGTTGCTGTACCTGCAAATCACACCGGTCCTTCTTCTGAGGACTTGGCTAAACTGATCGAGACGCACACAGAAGCAGCCGCACAACTAAACGCTCTGCTTGTCAATGATAGGCAACAGTCAATAATCAAGGAGCGTGCCAAGCCTGCTGTTACTCGTCAGACTGGGACTATTAGGTCTGATCTCGCTAGGTCACTACGGACCCACTAATGCCTTTTGTCCCTGACAGTAGGCAGGCAGGGTATCTTGGCCCGGAGCCGACGCCAAGACCACCGCACGATCAGTCATGGGAGAATTTCTTGCATGACATCATTGCAGGGGTCACTGGTCTGCCACCCGATCTGGTTAGGCCTCGCTGGCAACCTGAGCCACCGAATATGCCGGCTTTTGGCACAGATTGGGTGGCGTTCGGCATAATGTCAACTGAGGTTGACTTTGACCCTTGGCTGGGTAATGATCCTCACGGTAACAATGGTCTGGGTCAACTAAAACTACAGGAACACCAAATTGACACAATAATGTGTTCCTTCTACGGTGACAATGCAGGTCAGTACGCCAGCTTCTTTAGAAGAGGTTTCTTTATCTGGCAGAATAGGGCTGTGCTGCGGGCTAATGCTTGTGGTCTTGTTGAGATTAAATCAATGAACCACGCACCAGAGTTGTATATGAACCAATGGGTTAATCGAATAGATGTTGATCTTGTACTTAGACGAGAAGTTAGGTACAACTATAACGTTGCAACTATTATTGGTGCACAGGTTGGTATTGAAGCAGAACCACCCTTTGAGAGCAGAAGGCATTTCCATAGGGATGTTGAGGTTGGCTCCGAGACATTATGGGATCACTATGCTCGTGGTCACTTTACCTACTGGGATGATGGTAGAACAAAGTGGGATGTAATAGAATGACTTCACTAATAGATCCCACCGTACCAGAAGAAGGTAATGCCTTTACTAGGGATGTCCGCAACAACTTTGCTATTGCTCAGGAAGAGATTACTGAATTGCAGACTCAGGTTAATCTACAGATTCAACAGATTGCTGATTTGCAGATGCGTGTGACTATACTTGAGACCCAGTTAACTGGGTTCATCACCAAAGATCCTCCAGAGGAGTAACTATCATGCAAGGCTTGAGCGTATCGCGCGTAGTCGACGTGGAGGTCAGCTTTGCGCCGATCGCCGCGCCTCTAGCCCGTTTCGATACTCTGTTGATTATGGGCGATAGTACCGTAGTCGACACGGGTGAAGCAATGCGGGAGTACAATACCATTGAAGAAGTCGCTGGTGACTTTGGTACTACCGCACCGGAGTTCCTGGCAGCAGAACTGTTCTTTAGTCAAGTACCAAAGCCTACCACACTATTCATTGGTCGGTGGGCAAGGACACCGACTTCAGGGCGCCTGACAGGTGGGCCTATGCCTTCCGAGGATCAGGTGATCAGCAACTGGACCTCAATCATCAATGGTGGGTTCCAGATCTCTGTTGATGGTGGTCCTGTTGTATCAATTGTCAATATGGACTTTTCACTGCAGACCAACCTCAATGGTATTGCTACGATAATCAATGCCGCCTTTGCTGCACTTACACCAACACCTGTTCATGCACTCTGCACCTGGACTGGACATCAATTTATCATCCAGAGTACTACTACCGGTCCTACCTCATCGGTTAGCTTTCTGCTGCCACCGCCGGGGGCGCCTGCTACGGCTACAGACATCTCGGATAATATGCTGTGCACCGCTGCACTAGCCCAGCGTAGTTCGCCCGGTGTCGCACTAGAGACACCAGTAGACAGCGTGGTGCGGGTGGATGGTCGTGGGTGGTACTCGCTGATCTTTGCAGCTAGTGCACCATTGACTGATGCTCAGCACTTGGCGGTTTGTGGTTATATTGAAGCCGCATCCGATAAGCATCTGTACGGCATCACCACAGCAGAGGCGACCTGCATTGATCCGGTCAATACTACTGATATTGGCAGCCAGTGCTCCCTGGCGGATTACATGCGGACTGCCGTTCAGTATTGCGCCACCAATAGTTATGCTATGGCCAGCTTCTTTGGTCGCGCGCTAACTGTTAACTTCGAAGGTAGCAACACTACCATCACAATGAAGTTTAAGGTGCAGCCAGGAATCATCCCAGAGCTGCTATCAGCGACTTCAGCTAGTACTCTTGCCAGCAAGCGTATCAACGTCTATGCTCAATACAATAATGGCACAAGCATTATTGAAGAGGGCGTGATGAGTGGTCGCGCTTACTTTGATGAGATGCACGGTCTGGATTGGTTGGCAAACCGCATTCAGACTGACGTGTACAATGTCCTGTATCAGTCACCCAAGATCCCACAGACTGATCCAGGCATTCATGTGCTGGTTGCAACTACTGATGGTGCACTGTCACAGGGTGTCACCAATGGTCTTATCGCACCGGGTAGATGGAATGCACCTGGCTTTGGTCAGTTGGGGCAAGGTGACCTGCTTTCCAGTGGTTGGTATACCTTTGCCGCCTCAGTTGACACGCAAGACCAGGCACAGCGTGAAGCGCGCATTGCACCACTGATCCAGGTCGCGGTAAAGTTGGCTGGTGCTGTCCACTTCTCGAACGTGCTCATAAATGTTAACCGTTAAGTAATTCTTGCTTTTAATTAGTACTCTGCTATCCTCTTGTGGGATACCGAGGAGTACTGAGCGATGGATTACTACGTCTATGTACTGATTCGATCTGACAATGGAAAGCCTTTCTACGTTGGATGTGCCATACAACTAGGTCGGATCAGTACACATCTTTCAGGTAGGGATACAGCAACAGGTACGATTGTTCGGTCTCTTCGTGATCTAGGATATGAAACCATTCCAATAATAGTGAGGGATGATATAGAATATAAAGAAGCTCGTTTGATTGAGACTTGTTTAATAGATGCGCTTAATGGGTTGATTGTAAACAAACGTAGATATGTTGGTGGGTTTTGTGAAGAAACTAGACGTCGAATGTCCCTTGCCAAACTCGGGAAGCCTAGTGCAAGAAAAGGTAAAAGATATGGACCTACTGAGCGAGGTAAGATTGCTCAAGGACAATTAGGTTGGATAACAAATGGTGTTGAAGATAAAAGAGTCAATAAGAACAACCCTATTCCTGATGGTTGGTATCGAGGCCGAAGTTTAATAGTTACTCAACAAGAATTAGATAAACGAATTGAACAGAAACAAGAGAATCGAAAGATTTGGCTTTATCGAAATCGAAATCGATCTTGGATCACGAACGGTTTAAAGAGTAAAAGGCTTCTTGATACTGACCCTATTCCTGATGGTTGGTATCTTGGACGAAAAGTCAACCGGTAAGGTTAAGCCGCCAAGGCCAAGTCGGCCCGACATCACAGGGCTTTTGGTTCCTGTTGGGATCGGTACAGCGGTTTCTAATAATGGCGTGGTCGCCCCTCCTCTTTCGACCGCGAAATCCGGACTAACGATCATGGTCATTACACAATACTGGATCGATGCCGTCCCCTTTGCCAGCGAGGAAGAAGCCCTCGCGGCAATAGCGGATTTCGATCTCTACCACCCACACGACCTCTGCATCATCCATCGTTTCTCTCGTGATGGTATCTTTGTCCGCGCCTTCGATTATGATGCAGGCTCTAGTGGTTGGCTAACAACAGATGTGCGGGACGAGCAGACGATAACTAATTGGTACTTGGCTCGATTTCGCGCTCCCTAAGGGTGGCGGGGTCGTCCCTCCTTCCCGTTTACGACCCTGAAATGCAGACTGGCATACTCTGTCCACCACGTATGCTGTTTCCTGTTTCTTAGGAGAACCCAATGGCAACCTACAGTTTCCAAGACAACATGTGCAGCATCTCTGGCCCCAATGGCAGTTTTAGTCTTGGGGCTGGTGCTGGCGACGCTGAAGGTGGTATCAGTGTCGTGATGACAGAAGACAAGTCCACGATGACTATTGGCGCCGACGGTTCTGTAATGCACTCGCTGCACGCGGGCAAGTCAGCAACGGTCACGGTGCGCCTGCTCAAGACAAGCCCAACTAATGCTCAGTTGTCAGCAATGTATGCTGCGGATTGCGTCTTTAGTCAGTCGTTCGGCATCAATACAATCTCGATAAGAGACATGGCGCGCAATGACGTTATTGTCTGCCAGATGTGCGCCTGGGCAAAGTTTGCTGACGTCACTTATGCCAAGGAAGGTGGCGAGATGACGTGGACTTTCCACGCCGGTATTGTCGACTTTGTCCTTGGTACAGGTCTGGCAAGCGCGACTGGTATAGCAGCGTAGGAGTAGACTTATGCAAGAACTCGAGCTTGGTACTTCCCGGTATCGCACCGGTAGGCTTGACGCGTTTAAGCAGTTTCACTTGTTTCGGAAGCTTATGCCTGTGTTTTCCGGAATGGGTGAGACTTTTTCTGACATCGGACCAACCGATGGTACTAATGTCGCAATGGATGCCAACTTCTGGTCGGCATTGGGACCCGTTGCTACTGCGGTTGCTGAGATGTCACAGCAGGATAGTGAGTTTATCCTGAAGACTTGTTTGCAGGTCGTGTCAAGATGGAACGGGCAAGCCTGGGTACGCATCACCATGCCATCCGGCGAACTAATGTTCGAAGATATTGACATGATGGAGATGCTTCAACTAACCTTTGCTGTGTTGCAGGATAACCTCAGCGGTTTTTTCTCCGCACCCCTGCCCAACACTTCGGAGGAGGCAGGGGGTCAGGTTCTTCCGTATCCGTCGTCAGCATGAACGACGAAGAAGATTGGGTTATGCGCCCAGCCCTAGAGGGAATTTGTCTCTACGAGTCGCTAGTTGACGGTACTTTGGATCTAGCTGATGTAGCGAGGATGAATGAAGCACTAAATGTCAGGGATGAGAACCGAAGCAGGTATGAGGAAGCAGCAAGGAATAGTAACTAATGGCAGGCATCACAATCCAAGAATTCTTTGTTAAACTAGGCTTCCAGACGGACCCCGCGAGTTCGAAGCGTTTCCATGATACCATGCAGAATGGTATTCGTGGGGTCAAGGAGTTTAGGTTAGCACTGATTGGATTGGCTATTGGTGCTGAAGAAGCTATTCGTCGGACGATGAATAGCTTTAATAACATGTATCTCCTATCAAAATCAACAGGAGTACCAGTTGCTGCACTAAAGAGTTTCGAATTTGGTTTAAAGGCTGTCGGGATCCAATCTGAACAGACAGCGCAAATTGTTAGTAAGTTAGCCGAAACCCTGCGTAAGCCAGGGAAAATGGAACAATGGCAGGGTTTGTTAAACACAGTTGGGGATACAAAACCAATCCTGAATGCTCAAGATGCCTATGTAAGACTGGCGACTGCCCTAGATAAAGCAAGAAGAAACGGTGGTGAAGCAACCATTCAGTATCAAATGCTCAAGAATACGATTGAGAAAGGTGATCTTGGTATTGATCTTGATCCTATTCGTAATCTTTCATTAAATCTAAAAGATTATAACGACCAAATAAAGTTTCACAATGACCTAATGGTCAAGATGAAGCTTAATCAAGAGCAAGCTGCTGATGCTGGTCACAAGCTTTCTATGACGTGGGATCGAATAGTTGATATATTTAGTTCAGGTATTGATAAGATTGTTAGTGACAACTTTGAAAACATTAAAAAGATACTTGATGCAATAGGTGACTGGTTAACTGATCCCGAAGTTATTGACGGCTTTAAGCACATCTTTGATGAGATGCGGAAGTTCTTTGAGGATAAGGACAATCGGGCTAAGTTTATTGAAGATCTAAAGTTAGTAGGGGAGGCGATAAAGGGTATTGTTTGGGTTGTTGGTAAGTTAATTGAAGGGTTTAAGTGGCTAAAAGATATAGTCGGTCCTGAATGGGCGGTGGCTATTGCTGCAGTCTTATTTATGTTTGGTCCTGCTATTGCGGGAGCTTTGATAAGTGGATTGCTTGGTGCACTATCAGCCGCTGCACTAGCGCCGATAGGTTTGGCGGTGGCTGGGGCAATAGCATCGGCGGTTGGCGGTTATCTTATTGGTGATGCTCTGCGCAAGGCGATTGAGAGCACCGAAATCGGCAAGCTGATCATGGACATGATCGCTCGAGCCATAACTGCCCCATTCCTGCCTACTAAGACAGGTGTTCAAATTTCACCTGAAATGGCAAAGCGAATTGAAGATGCACGCAGGAAGGGCCTAATAAAAGATCGAGGACCGGGCACTGGTAATGTAGAGAATCCTTATAGTGATTACGATACACCACAATATCAGCATGGCGGGATCGTTAACGCTAACCTGCATGATGGTGAGATGGTACTTCCTCGCAACATTAGCGAGGGACTACAACGAATGTTCGGTCCTCATCCAGATAATTTGCTTGAAAGTGGTGATCCCGGCCTTAGTTTTAAAGACTTCTTTGAAGAAGTTCAGCGTTGGTGGTCTGGTGATGCTTCTTTCCGTCCTATTGTCGATCTAGCTGACAGATTCTACGAAAGGATGTCCGAACTACTGATAAATGTTCTAGATCAGACTTTAAAGGCAATGGGCTATAAAGACGGTATCTATGGAGCAGCAGGTACTACCGGTGCCTCACCTGGTGCTGCGCCCGCTCCTGGTGGTCCCACTCCTGGTACACCTGGAACTCCGGGTTCCCCAACTGGTACACCTGGTGGTGGAGTTGAGTTCCCACCCGACTGGAAGCCTCCTGAAGGTACGCAAACAACATCGTCTGGAATGGAAATATCACATCCAGAACGCAACAACCCAGGCAATCTGCGGGTTGGAGGTGGTGATTGGTTAGGTAAGAATACTAGACCTGGACAGGCTTTTGAGAGTTTTGACACAATGGCGCATGGTATCCGTGCGCGCATCATTACTTACAATAGTTACTTTAAGAGAGGCTTAGATACGATTGCAAAGATTGCTGAGGCTTCTGGGCCCGGATTTGAAAACAACATGAAGGCCCAACTTGAAGCTTACAAAACAGCAATGGGTGGTGATTATAACAAACCGGGTGGTGAAAACCTACCGATACAATTAACACCAGAAAACCTACGGAAATTAACTATAGCCGGTATCAGTTTCGAGCATGGTGGTAAAGGAGTAAAGCTTCCCAAGGGTGCTGGTGAAAAAGAAATAAACGAAGAGATGCTGAAGTTGATGGAGGAGCAAAAAGCGAGTGGTGGAACTGGTGTTCCAGGTGGTCCTGGGGATCCAAATGCTGTCTACGGAGAAAGGATTACTCCACAGTTGAAAGCTTTGTTGGCGAAGGTTGCTGCCGATCAGGGCGTCAAATTTGGTGTCCATTCAGGTATTCGTCAACCAGGTGGTTCGGGTCGACATGACCCACGAGGAGGGATGGGTGCCGCTGACACGTACATTTACGACCAGAAAACCGGTCGTATGTTGAATCCAACAGATCCCAACGATTTTGCTCGGTTAGGTCAGATTGCGGAAGAAGCTTATCGACTTGGTGCGAAAGGTATTGGGGCTGGTGAAGGTTATATGGGTGGTAGATCATTACACATCGGTGGTACTGGCTATTCACCTACTGGCACAGCGTATTGGGGTACTGGTGAACATGAAGCAGGTGCAATGCCTTGGCTTAAAGAAGCGTATAGACGAAGCCAACAACGACAAGTGGCTGCCGCTACTAAAAAGGTAGCAGAAACTGCTAAAAAGGCAACGGACGCGGCTACTGGTAGGGACCGTACTGGACCGCTGGTTGAGGGTGGCAAAACCTACCCCGAAGGTGTCATGTCTCCCAGTGAACTTGAACAATGGCACAACGCGCAGCAAAAGGTATCGGAAGTTACAGGTACTAAGTTAGGTGGTGGTGCTGGTGGTGGTACATCAGGAAACAGACAGGTGGCAATGAATACAACTAACAACTATTACATCAATGGAGCCGGTGATCCTCATCATACACAAAAGTTAATTGATGAGTCTCATAAGAGGCGTGGTCATGAAGAACAACGTAACTCAAGAGCATTTTTAGCGTAGGTGAACATGGCTGACGATTCAAGTCAAGTAGCAAAGTTTCAAACTTCTAAACTAACTGCTCAAGCGGATAGTTGGACATCCCTGGCTGACCAAATGCAGCCGAGTAACGCACCTGGCTCGGCGCCTATATCTAAAGATGATAAGAATCATGATGCGCAATGGATGCGTAAACTGAGTTTTGTTTTGTATAGTCAGGGTTCGGGGGATGCGGCTAGTAATACTACTCGTCTGACAACCCCTACCGCAACACCTGCCACCGCCACTACAAGAACACCAACTACTCGCACTGATAGTACTACTCTTCCTGAGGTTAGTGTTAATGCTAAAGCAGATAGTGCTCAATCTAGTGATGATAAGAGTAAGACTTCAGGTGGGATTGATCTCTCAGCTCTGAGGGTCTTCTTTAACATTAAACAAGCGGACGCCAATACACCCGCGACACTTTGGGCGCGCGTGTATAACATGGCTCCCACAACAATGGCAAAGGTTATTCAGTTTACCAGGATACAAGTACAGGCTGGATACAAGTATGCAAACTTTGGTTTGATCTTTGATGGTACGGTGGTTCAATACAAGAAGGGTAAAGAAAATCCAACTGACACTTATTTTGAGATACATGCGGGTGATGGTGATCTAAGATACAACCGGGAAATAGTCACCACTCAGTACCCTGCAGGTACACAAGACTTAGTTCCCCTTAAGAATGCTGCCACGAAATTGGGTATCAGCATAAGTTATATTGATCCAGAGGTTGGTTTGGATAAATCCCAACGAGATACAACTGAAATTGCGGCTGCTAGAGACGTAATTCGACAATACATGGAAAAGAATGATGCTAAGTTCTTTATTGAGCATGGTAAGATTGTCATCCTTAAGAATAAGAATACCAGACCTGGTGCTCCTGTCATACTAACAACAAAGACTGGTCTTGTTAGTCTACCTGAGGTAACTCCTCAAGGTATTGAATGTAAGTGTCTGCTTAACCCGAATATTAAACTTGGTGGTACTATCAAGCTGGATACAAGTGTCCTCTCCGGTGTACCATTTACCCCAGGTTCTTCTGTTAAGGTTGATAAAAATGGTAATATTCAAGGTGATTCTACAGGTGGTATAATAAATCCTGTTGCGACTTTTGGTAAGCAAATGGAGTCAGCTTATTCCTCTCCAATTGGTTCTTATAAAGTTGTCTTGTTGGAGCATCAAGGAGACACTCGTGGTCTTCCTTGGTATTCCAATATAGTTGGTGTTGCACTTAATGATAAAGGAGAGACTATTCAAAATCCAGCTTCCGCAGCCAGTCGTGGTGCCCCAGAAACCTATGGTCCGAAACAACCCACGCCTACCCCTACGCCTACCCCTACCCCTACTAGAACACCAACACCGGGATGGTCACCAACATTAGTTGCATCAAACCGGAGGTGAAAGAATGAGAACTCGGGAGCGTCAGCGTAATCGTAGACAACAAGATACTTATATGGAAGTATTACCACCTCATCCACGTCGGTATGGGGTGAGCCTTTATGAGCTTGCTCGTCCACCAGAGGGTGGTGATGATACCGGTTTAGTCGGGCAGGGTGATGCTGCATCCAACGCCCAAACTATTACTACTTCTTCGGGCGGAGACTTTGGTGGCGGTGGAGACGATTTTGGAGGCGGTGGTCAACTAACTCCACAACCTTCTGCTGCTACAAGTGTTCAACCACAAAATCTTTATGGTAACTGGACTCCAGCATTGTTTATGCCACATAGACGCTCTATCGGTGGAATCATTGCTGAAGTGACAATTGAAGAAAATGGTACGGATGATGTTACGATAACCGAGCACCCGGTGGAGCAGGGCGCACCAATTGCTGACCATGCGTTTAAGAGGCCCTCTACGGTTACCATAAAGGCAGGATGGAGTGTCCGTGGGTCATATGACCTCTCCGCAGAAAGCGGTGTGTACGGGCTTCTACTAAGCTGGCAGGCTGCGCTTCGGCCCTTCGATGTCATTACCGGGAAGCGTAAGTATACCAACATGCTGATAGAGCGTTTATCTGTCATTACAGATGAGAAGTCTGAATATGCGTTAATGGCTGATATTGTATGTAGGCAGGTGATTATTGTTGCAACAGCATCAAGCAACGTACAAACAGCATCTCAGTCTCCTTCTGATCAGAAGGAACCTGAGAAGACATCCCAACCAGAAACGAAAGGTGATCAACCAACGCGCGATATTGGTGATGGTGGGATGATTGAGCAGAGCTACCCGACGACCGCTACGCCGGTCACTGGCCCCGAGAGCCCGCCCGAGGGCGGCAACGACAGCGTCTTGCAGCCCGAGGGGCAGAAGGTCGAAAGCACCATCACCGGGCAGCCGATCGGCAGAGCCGAGGGGACCGACTCGCCACTAATCGGTCCCGGCCAGACCGGCACCGGCTCTACCGCGCTGCCGGGGAACGCCAATGAGACGCAACTCAACGAAAAGGGCATGACGACCAGAACTGACAGCAGCGGAAATTTCCTCAGCGTCAGCGCGCCATTAGCACCAAAGCAACAGAGGAGTTCAGTGTGGCAACGAACGTCGAGATCCCCACACGGTCAGGTCGTCCTTTCTCCGAGCGCGTTACGATACTTGGCATTGTCTACACGTTAACATTCAAATGGAACACGGTAATATCTTGTTGGACCGTGGATTTTGATGACGAAACTGGTACTAGAATGGTATTACATGGGATGCCTTTACTGACTGGTGCTGATATGCTTGAACAGTTTGGTTATATGCCTCTAGGGGATCAGGCGATACTAACCGTTATGAGTATCGGTCCTGATGTCTCACCCGACGAGGTACCGAACTTTAATAATTTAGGTTCAGAGGGTCATCTCTACTTGACTACACCATAGGACTAAACAATGTCAAGTCCGTTTTATCACACCGAACGGTATGAGGATTTTCAGGAGAATGACCGTCTCCGAAAGCAGGCTGATAGAGCTGATTTATGGACTTCTTTACCTGTTGTTATTGGTGAACATCAGGCGGCTCAGAATACGGTAACAATTGATCCTGCACTAAAACTAGCCTATGTAAATGATAAGGGTGTAATTGAATGGAAACAGATTCCAACAATCAAGTCCTCACCCCTACTCTATTTGGGTGGTGGTGGGATGCACATTACCATCCCTGTAGCAAAGGGAGATGAAGGACTAGCGATCTTTGCTTCTCGTGGAATTGACGCTTGGTGGGCAAATGGAGGTGTTCAGAATCAAGATCAGAATAGGACTCATCATTTAACTGATGCTTTTGTTATTCCTGGTTTTCACTCTCAGCCTAACAAACTAAAGGATGTCGATACCACATCTATGCAGATGAGGACGACGGACGGCAAGACTAATTTCAACTTTAATCCGACTAGTGGCGGGTCAATGACTATGACCGCCCCTAATAATCCAACTACAATACAGGGGAAAGCGTTTAATACTACTGTTGATTCTTCTAATCATAACGTGGCAAATGGAGTCGCATACAATACACCTTCTATTCGAGCCAGTGGCTTTATTGATGCCAAAGGTGGTTTCTTTGTTAATGGGCACCCAATTGGTACAGGTGGCGGTGGAGGTGGTACAGGTGGTGGAGGGGCGATTATTAGTCCTATCCCACCTGTTGTACCCGATGCAGGTACTTTCTGGTGGGATCCAATTGGTGGGCAACTCTACGTCTGGTATGACGATGGTAATTCCGCACAATGGGTTGCTGCTACAAATATGCCAGGTCCGCAAGGACCACCTGGACCTGTTGGTAGTGGTACTATTACCGGTGTCATTGCAGGTATTGGCCTCTCCGGTGGTGGTACTAATGATATTGTCACTATTGATATGGATACTCCTGTCGCTATTTCTCTTGGTGGTACAGGAGCATCAGCACCGGTAGGCGCCTTAGCTAATCTTGGTGGATTGCCTATTGCTGGTGGGACGATGCAAGGGTTCTTGACCCTTTCCGCTGCACCAGCCCAGCCTCTACACGCAGCAACAAGAACCTATGTAGATACCGCTGTTTCACTTCTAGCACCAGTAAATAGTCCTCAGTTCACAGGCATTCCTAGGGTTCCGACAGCCCCTACCGCTACTAATGATACCACTATTGCTTCTACTGCCTTTGTCAAGGTACAGCCGATCACATTTATTGGCGATATAGCGGGTTCTGGTACTCTTGGTAGTACCAATATCAATATTACCAATGTTGGTTTGCAAGGTCGTCCTGTTGCTATAACAGCACCAACCACTAATCAAGTACTACAATGGTCAGGTACCGCATGGGCACCTGCTGCTGTTGCTGGTACGGGTACAGTGACCACCATCAATGTTGGTGTTGGTCTTACAGGCGGTCCAATAATTAACATAGTTGGTACTATTGCACTAGCTGTTCCTGTTGCTGTTACCAATGGTGGTACAGGTATTGCTTCAGGTAATGCTGGTGGGTTTGTATACTTTAGTAATGCCAACACTATTTCTTCTACAACAAATTGGACTATCGCTGGTGGGCAGATTGTAGGGGATTCCGGTAGTTCTATTACTGTAGGTGGATTAACAAGTCAAGGTCCTGGGACTGTTAATGCTGTTGGTCTTTACATAAATGGTGTGCCAGTTGGAACAAATTCCTTGTCTCTAACTGGTGGTACACTAACTGGTAGTTTAGGGATCAACGGTAGTGGTAGTATGCTTCTCTTTGGCAATCCAGGACTTGGTTTGCCAACAGTTATTTCTAGATCGATTGGAACTAGGATCGTCTTGTGGAATGGTTTATCCACTACCGAGGTTGATTATGCTATCGGGATGGATGGTGGTACTCAATGGTTTTCAGTTCCCAACAATACAACTGCTAGATTTAGGTGGTTTGGTGGCACCTCTGAAGCAATGTCGCTTGGTGGTAATGGGGTGTTGTCGACCACGGGCGTCATCACTGCGCCAGTGATGTTGGTCATGAGTGCTACCGGAGGCGGTCCCGTTGCTACTAACGGCATTGCCGTGAAAATCCCCAGCGGCGGCGAGGTCAACCTTATTCCTGGCAGTTCAGTCAATACCGGCTACATCGAGTGGAGACTGCCCAACGCAGCGGTGGGAGCCGGTGCCCGTCTTGCCTATCTCGGTTGGAACTCTGGTACGACGTTTGGCTTGCAACTGGACACGGCGACTGTCTTCGCCATCAGTGGGACAGTCACAGCGCCCACCTTTGTTGGAGCCTTGACCGGCCAAGCTTCGCTCAACTTGCCTCTAACTGGTGGGACGCTCACCGGAAATTTGAACACCGTTGGACAGACCAATAACGGCTGGTTCTATACCGGAATTAACTCGCCAGCTTACCCGACTAGCTTTGGTGGTCTCGCAATTTCATGGAACTTTAACGTAGGACAGGGTGACGTAGATTTCTGGAATTGTTACACCAGTGGTAGCGGTTACACTTCATTCTTTTGGTATCAACTGACGACTGCTGGCTCAGCAGCAACAAAAGTGATGCAGGTTGGTCCAAGCGGTCTTCTGGTTCCATCTACGTTTCTAAAAACCGGTGGTGGGGCGAGCTACCGCATGTCGCCCAACGCCAACAACACCGGCATCGGCTCGTTTTGGTACACCGACACCAGCACCATGTACTTGTTGCTGACCGCGAATAATGACGCTTGGGGTAGCTTCAACGGGCTGCGTCCTTTCGCGGTGGACCTCGCCACTGGCGTCGCGACATTCGGTCACCGGGTGACATTCAACCAAGGCGTGACGATCAGCGGTATCGGCCTCAACGCCTTGACTGTGACTGGCTGGAACATCGTCCTGCAAAACAGTGCGTCCAACAATTACATCATGGCGCAGAACTCCGGCGGTTCCAACGTCAAGATATACGATGACGGCAACAGCCACATCGAAGCTAGTGCCCAGCTTTGGATTAACAACGCCACCGGAGCTTATACTCAGATCGGCGGCGGGATGACTGTTGCCGGTGCGGTGCAAATCAACGGCGCCTCCAACACAAACGGAAACGCCACCTGTCAGGGGAACATCTACACCAACAGCATCGTGATGAACAACACTTGCTTACTGTATGGCAGGGACACTGCCGGAACTCAGCAGTGGTTGATCGGATGTTGGAACGATAACACTATCTATGTCGGTGACAATTCCCGCACATTGCATCTGCGCGGCTCAGTAAACGTATTCGATAACCAAGTTCAATGCCCCACCATCACTGTTGGGGGCCTCCTTTGGCAGAACTACAACAGCGGCTGGTGGTGGACCGGAAGCCCGATCCACACCGACAGCGCGGTTCAGGCTGGTTTATGGATAACCGCCGGAACTGACATCAGTGCTGGCGGTCAGCTCAGTTGCAGCGGCAATTTGAACGTCAGTGGGACATCGTATTTGAATGGGAATCAGACCCGCGTTCACGGCACCGATGCCAACGATAGCCTTACCGTCACCTGTTCCGACTATAGCAGGTTTCTCACTATCAAACCCCAATCTCCCCAGAATAACTGGTGTCAGATGGGCTACTATTGTGGTGGCGCCGGGTGGGGAACCCTCGAAATAGTCGGGCAGCTTTACTGCGACGGCTCGATGCATTGCGGCGATCTAACCGCCACCGGCTGGATTTACGGTGGTGGCAACGGAGGAGCGCAAATTAGATGTTGGGCGGGTGATTGGGGCGCGATGTCCTACGCCATGAGCGGCGGCTACTTTGAGATTAGCCCGGATCAAGGCGTGTCCGGTTTCTACTTTCCCAATGCAGGAAACTGGTCCGACGCACGACTGAAGCTCAACATCCGCGACAGCGAGATTGATGCCCTGGCGGTGCTTGGCAGGATACCGGTGCGCGCCTTTGAATGGAACGATCACGGTCGCAAGCTAATGCCCTATCGGGACAGATCAGTAACATGCGGCCTCGTCGCGCAGGAAGTAGAGGAGCTAATACCCAGCGCGGTAGACATCCCGCCCCTTATCGGTGACGACATGAAGGCCATCCTTTATGAGCAGTTCCACCCCTACTATATCCGCGCTATCCAGCAACTAAAGGCAGAAAATGATGAGTTAATGGAAAGATTAACTAGGTTGGAGCAATCAATTGTCCATTAACTTTCCTAATACCCCTCAACCGGGGGATGAGTGGACTGATTCTGGTGCGTCTTGGACGTGGGATGGAGCCAAGTGGGAAGCAACTACCTTTGCTAATGATGGTCCTTACCTGCCACTAGCTGGTGGTATGATGGCAGGTATGTTGACTTTGTTTCATACTGCACCAACTGCTGCCTATCATGCGACACCAAAAAATTACGTTGATTTGTTTGCCCCACTTAATAGTCCTATTCTTACTGGTAATCCAACAGGGCCTACCAGGCCGGTCGGTGATAACAGTGCCAGCCTTGCTACTACAGCCTTTGTCAGCTCGTACGCACCATTAGCTTCGCCCATCTTTATCGGCAACCCACGAGCGCCTACGCCGGCTTTAGGCGATAATACGACCACTATCCCAACGACAGCCTGGGTTAAGTCACAGGGATATGGTACTGCATTGGCGTTTCTGCCGTTGACTGGTGGGACTTTAACTGGATTTCTATATATATCCACAGGTGGATCACCTGTACACGGTTCTACAGCGGCAGGGTTTGGTGCTACACGTTGGAGTTTTGCTGTAGCTCCTAGTGATGAAATTAGTACCGGAACAATTGATTATCGTGGTTTCGACACTGGAGCACTCAGTATTATTGGTGCAGGGACGGATGGTAGCAATCGTCGGATTCGTCTCTGGGACAATGTGTTGGTAAGTAATACTTTAACTGTTGGCGGTGGAGGTATATCGGCTGCAAATACGATTGCAAGCACCGGTGGCAATGCGATCATTACTTGGACGGATCGGACCAGTGGAGTGACATGGGGATGGTATGCTTCTGGCGGTTTGTGTCGATTGTGGGATGCCAATATTGGTGACATGCTCTCAATGTCCAATACTGGTAATCTGACACATATTGGTAACTATCACTATTTCTCTAACAGTGGTGGAAATGTTAATAGTTCAGGTGGTAATTTTATCTATTCTGATCCAAACTGGACGATATTCCATATAGGCACTGGTAATCAAGGAGTTCAGGTTCAAGATACTAATGGTAATGCTCGTCACTTATTTTATAGTGGTGGTAATGCTTATCATGGAGGTCCTCTTAGCATACAAGGTAATAATGCAGTCGATAGTCTACTTATCTATAGGAGTGGTGGTACTGCTTATATGACGTTTAAGCCTGAGACTGGTGGTAACTGGTCTCAGATTGGTTACTACGGATCAAGTTTTGGCTGGGGTGGTATTGAATTCCCGGGTCCGGTACAGTTTGATTCTGGCTTCACCACGTTAGGTAACCTTCAAGCCAATGGGTATGTGGTTACTAACAATTTATATCTGTGGCAAAGTTACATCTTTTTTATGGGTCAGACTAGCGCTGGACCCAATCACTGGGCTAACAATACAGATATGGGGTTCCGTTTAGGATCAGGGAATGGCACCTTCTATTTTCAGAATGTCAATGCTGCCAATAACTGTTTTATTGGTTCAGGTGGTGACATCTATGGTGCAACACTTCGAACATGGGGTGGTGGTGACTGGGGTGCAAGTACAGGTTTTGCATCTTTTTCCCAGCATATCTGGCGCTTTGCGATAAGTGGGGGTGATGGAGGTGCATCGGGTACAGTTAGTTACCGCGTTTACGATTCCACCGCACTTTGTATTGTTGGGGCAGATAGTGGAGGGGTTCGACATGTTCATTTATGGGATGATGTAGTTATAGATCGTAATTTACAAGTCAATGGTGGGAATATCTATTTACCAAATAGTTCAGGAACCGGCGTAAATATTGTTAATGCAGGTGGTAATTGGTTGCATGTCTTTGATGATGGAAATGCTCATCTCGAAACTAACACCAGACTTTGGGTCAATCAGCAAACTGGTACTGATGTTTGGTTTGGTGGACCAGTTATTACAAATAGCAACTATTTTGTTTGGGTAAATGGTAGTGCAGGTATTGGTTCCGGTCAAGGTCCTTGCATGTATGGAGACAATAACTGGATTATTGCCAAGTTGGGTAGTGGGAATTCGGGATTTGCTGTCGCAGATTGGTATGCCAATTGGAATTTTCGAGTAGACTCTGCTGGATCAGTTAGTTGTGCGAATGTTACTGTTAGTGGAAGTCTCTTTGTCGGGGGATTACAGATTTATAACAACGGCGGCTGGGTATTTGTTGCCAATTCCCTACAGGCCGGTGGCTTGTATTCACGCGGCGATATCTGGAACGCGGGGAGCATTAATTCCGGCAATCAACTGAACTGTCCTAACGCCTGCACCGCTGGTTATCTTCACAGTACCAGTGATGTTAAGGCAAATGGCTGGTTCACCAGTGGCATCGGTAATGGTGGCGCTCAAGTTAGATGTTGGGCGGGTGATTGGGGCGCAATGTCCTTCGCTATCAGCAACCAGTATTTCGAGATCAGCCCAGACCAAGGGCAATCGGGCTTTTACTATGCCCCGGCTGGTAATTGGTCGGATGCACGACTGAAATATAATATTCGAGATACTGAAGTTGATGCTCTAGCTGTCATCTGTGCAACACCTGTCCGTCGATTTGAATGGAACGAACGGGGACGCAAATTGATGCCTAATTCTGGATCGGACGTACTGTGTGGTTTCGTCGCGCAAGAGATTGAGGAAGTAATATCCATTGCAGTAGATGCCGTTCCCCTTCTAGGCGGTGGTATGAAACGTGTCGTTGATGAACATCTCACACCATATCTTTTCCGTGCGATCCAACAGTTGACTAAACGAATTGCAGTGTTGGAGGATCGGCTTGCTTCTACAGGTAATACAACGCTATAATTTGGGTTATTATCACCACACTACAACCTTAGGGGTTCGGCTATGACTGATTATGCAGATGTTCCAACTATAACAACTCTTCATCAGGAAAGTCAAAACATTCAGAATGCTCTGAATCTACTTAATGCTGGCGGTACTATGTCGAATTTCACAGTCGCGCCCCCACCTCCGCCTACTGACGGATCTGGTATACCGTCCAGTACTATGTATATGTCGGTTAATATTTCGGTACCGGGTCCGATCTCACCTGATATGACTCAGGCACTTATTGATACATTAACAACTAGACAGGCTGAAGTAGTATCGGAGTTAGCCGACTTAGGTGTTGGTCCCCCGCCACCACCAATAACTGACCCGCCTGTAAACACGACGGCTCCCGTTGTCACACAGGTCGATACTAATCTTAATTCTACAACAGGTGTTTGGGACAATACACCAACTAGCTATACGTATTCTTGGCTTAGGGAAGATGGAATAATGGTCGGAACTCTATCGACTTATCCTATTGCCTTTGCTGATGTTGATCTCTCGTTTACCTGTACTGTTACAGCAACAAATAATATTGGAACGACACAAGGTCCACCATCAAATAGCGTAGTTGTAGTCAGTCCACCCGCACCCTAGGAGGATGTATAATGGGTTCGCCTATGCCTAGTAGTGGTACACCTGTTCCTGCAACTCAACCGTTTACCATTAGATTGGAAGCGCAACAGTGGAATGCTGTATTGGCTGCGCTTGGTGAAGCACCCTATCGGGTTTCTGCACCATTGATCCAAGCGATTGGTGAACAACTTCAGACCCAGGCGAATCAGGCAGGTACCTCTGCCCCAAATGGGCTTGATGTTGATATTGTGACATCTTCTCCGCCCAACTAATGAGATACCGCAAGCTTGACCAAAACGGCGATATGCAGTTTGGTCATGGGGCTGGTGACTTTTGGAAAGACCAACCGGAAGCGGTTGGTCAATCCATCAAGACTCGGCTGCTCTTGTTTGCTGGCGAGTGGTATCTTGATACTTCTGCGGGAACTCCCTGGGGTGGGTTCCCACTAAACCAGTCTGTTGTTCAGCAAGGTAAGATACTGTCTGAGCATACACAGTTCTCAAGGGATGCGGCAATTCGTGAGAGAATTATTACAACTGATGGAGTGATGACATTAAACAATTATGGAAGCGCGTTTAATGCTAATTCCCGCGCGTTTTCAGTTGGCGCACAAGTAGATACAGTTTATGGTGGTCCTATTTCTGTAATTATCTCTCAAGTATTAGGTGCACCACCGGTTATTCAGTTTGGAGTCCCTCTTGCTCAAGAGAGACGTCCTGTAGCTCCCGTTTATAGATCCTTGCCAAGACCATCAACAAGGGCTAGGTAGAAATGGTTGCTCCCGTTGCAGTAATTGACTCGAATGGTATAACGATACCACTATATACTGATGTGCTTGCTTATCTGCAAGAACAATATCAATTGATTTATGGTAGTGATGTCAATCTGGATCCTGATACTCAAGATGGTCAGTGGATTGCGGTAACCGCATCAGCAATTCATGATGCCAATCAGACTATGGTTGCAGCTTATCTATCCTATAGTCCAACCTTTGCACAAGGTGTAGGTCTATCAAGTATTGTAAAGATTAATGGTATTCGACGTCAGCGTCCCAGTGTTAGCAATGTAATAGTGCAATGTGTTGGTGTTGCAGGTACCGGTATTGGTGGTGGTATTGTAGGTGACCAGTTTAATCTTGGTACTCAGTGGGTTTTACCACCCGAGGTTACTATTCCACCGACTGGCTTAATTGAAGTAACAGCGACTTCTAATGTTGAAGGAGCAGTTACAGCAGATGTGAATACATTAACACACATTCTGACACCAATACCTGGTTGGCAGACAGTTACTAATCCAAGTGCTGCGGTACCTGGTCAACCAATTGAGACTGATGCAGCATTACGCAGAAGACAAACAATCTCGGTAGCAAATCCTTCACAAACAGTGGTTGTTGGTATTCAAGGTGCGATTGAGGAATTAGCAGGTGTCGTCCGGGTTATGGTCTATGAAAATCCAACTGCTGTTACTGACGTAAATGGTACACCACCCTATTCAATGGCTATAGCTGTTGAGGGTGGGGACATTAACGATATTGCCAATGCTATAGCGTTAAGAAAGACACCAGGCAGCCCAACCTATGGTACCACTTCGGTTATGGTCTTTGATAGTCGTGGTATACCTTCGGTGATTAATTTCTTTGAGTTGACTATAGTGCCTGTAACGGTTGGTATTACACTGAATGCCCTTCCTGGATTTACTTCGGTAATTGAAACGGAAATCATTGATAGTGTTATCGCCTATATGAATTCTCTGCCTATTGGTTATGATTCCTATCAGTCTAAACTAGTAGCTGCTTGTCAGGTGACTGAGCCTGATGGATTAACTTATGATGTTACTTCAGTTAGACAATCAAGAGATGGGAACCCTCTTGCTATCCAAGATGTGACAATTTCTTATATTGAAGCGGCAACCGCTGATCCCACTACGGTTACAATAACCGTCAATCCTCAGCTTAGGAGGTAATCATGACTGGACTAACCGATCGCACGGCTCAAGGGCTCCTCGGTCACATCACTGGAAAGTTAGCAATCTTTCCTATACCAACAGTCTTTATTGGTTTATTTACAGCTGTTGGTAGTGATGCGGGGGTCGGGTTTACCGAAGTTGCCGGTGGGGCTTATGCTAGGTCGCCAACTACTGCAGCAACTTGGAATTCGGCAGCCGGGTCAGGACCTAGTGCAATCTCGAATGCGAACCCAATCACTTTTGCCATCTCTACGGCAGACTGGGGGACAGTCACTGCCTTTGGCTTGTATGATGCAGTTACTGCGGGGAATCTACTTGCCTGGGATTACTTTGGTAGCTATACCTGGTTGCCAACACAGATTAGTGCAGCCTCGCCTGCGATCCTGTCGGTATCACGACATGGTTTCCTTACTGGTGACAGTGTTGTCTATTCTGCAGAATATGGCGGGAGTCCCCCGACTTTCCTGCAAGGTAACTTTACAGGACTTCTTGCTGTTACTAACCCACTGACAGATTCTTTCTCTGTCACATCCACAGGTTCGGCAGTCAACACTAATACCTCTGGTAATGGAATGGTTCGTAAGGTTGCTTCGCAGCACATTGGTGTTGGTGTACAACCAACATTCCCATCGGGATCCTTGCTCATCACCTCTGCGTAACTACTGTTTTGTAGGGCGTGGATGATCGATGGATCTCTCTGGTCAGATAACGACCACATGCACAGCCAGGAATGATTATTCTGGCCAGATTCCTAACATAGCGTATACTCTATCTGGTCAAATAACCACTACAATCTCGGCTAGAAATGATTATTATGGTGGTGGTCCTCTTTACATATCCGGTCAGATCACCACAACTACTACAGCTAGTAATCTCTATACTATTGGGCCAGCAAATCTAACAGGTAGGATTGTAACTGCCGCTAAAGCTTGGGGTGGTTTTACTGCTCCTTCTGGTACTGTCTTATCCGGTCGGATCACAACTATTAGTAGTGCTAATAGTTGGATTATTACTGGTCCACTCAATTTAACTGGTCAGATTTCTTCAACCAGTGCAGTTACAGGATACTTCTTTCAAGGATCATTTAATTTAACCGGTCGAATTACATCTACTAATCGTCTTCAAACTAGTGCCTTTATTCTAGGTCAGTTTTCTGGTCGCATTACTTCCACTAGCTCGGCTAGTGGATCACCATTTGTAATGGGTAGTCTTTCTGGTACAATAACCTCTACCACTACAACGAGTTCCTGGGCTAGGTTTGGTTTCCCCTTATCTGGTCAGATTACTTCTATTAGTTCAGCCTCTACTCAATTCCAACCTACGGTTCTATTATACGGTACGATTAGTACGAGCGTTTCGACACTTGCTTCTTGGCCACCTTTTGTTACTTTATCTGGTCAGATTACTTCGACCTCATCCGTTCGAACGGATGGCGTATTCCCAGTAATAGCATTTGTTGCTGGTACAATTACTACAACTGTATCAGCAGGACTATGGGGTAATTTTCCGGAGTTTCTATCTGGTGTAATACTTTCGACAAGCTCAGCTTATGCAGAGACCGTACTTGATACTTATGTATCCGGTCAGATCACCACTATTGCTACAGCTCAAAGCATTCCACCACAACCGATAATAAATTTGATTGGTGGTAAGATCACCACCACAGTTACTGCCTCGTTTGGTGATCAGGTTGGGGCTGAGTTAGTACCACCACGTCCGCCTTATCCTGCTCCTTTCCCAACACAACCCGTAGAACATTATCTAGAATATATAACTTCTGAGCATAATCAGAAGCCAAAATACATGGATACTATTGCCATAAGCGTTGATACTTGGGTTCAGGATCAGTTAATATCGGCAGGATTACCAGGGTTATTTGATATTGATTACGCTGTTGGGGAGCAACTGGACTTTGTTGGGCAGTGGATTGGTAAGACTCGATGGATTCAAGTACCTAATGCCTTCTTTAGTTGGGACGAGGAAGGACTAGGTTGGAACCAAGCGAATTGGAAAGGCCCAGCAGATTCTGATGATCATCTTCAGCGTCTTGATGACTATCATTATCGTATACTGCTATTTGCGGCTATAGCTGCCAATCACTGGGATGGTTCTGTACCATCAGCTTATGCTGCCTGGGATGCGTTGTTTCTCTATAGTGGTGTAACAGTGGTTATTCAAGACTACGGTAATATGTCTATGATGTATGGGGTATTGTGGGCGACTGAACCGGATACCGTTCTGATCTCTATGCTTATAAACGGACATATGGATCTAAAGCCTGAAGGCGTTAAAATATTAGATTATATCTTTCAAGTCGAGCCTAATGTCGCATTCTTTGGCTTTGATGCCCAGAATGACACAATAGCTGGATGGGAAGCTGGATCTTGGGGTATCCTTGTGCCGCCTGGCTCGGGGTACGACCCGCTGCAACCAACAGGGATTACACCCAATGAGTGATGATAAAAATTCTCCAACCGAACAAGACGATCTTGTTCCTGTTCCATATGCAGGTGTAGTTGGGACTGATTTTCTAACGTTTGCTGTTGGGATTGGGGCCAATGTTGAAGCCCAGTCTGATTACTTAGCTGACCCTCAGCGTCCATCAGGAAACCTTCCTGGTATTGCGCGGTCAAATTTCAATAACAAGGCAATAAGGCAAGGTACCTTTGTTGCTCATAGCCTTTGTCTCTGGGTCAGTCAGCAGATACAGGCATACATCCCTGACGACGGAGATGACATTCACTGGATTGCCGAGTTTAGTCAGGCTCTCGCTGACTTTATCATGATCACTATTCCGCCACCGCCTAATCTTGGTGCATATTTGCCACTAGCCGGTGGCACAATGACTGGTAATATTTCCTTTGTAGCAGGTATTAGCACGATTCTGGCTAATAACACTTGGTACTATGGTAAGGATACTACTGGTCAGGCTCGTGGTCTTATCGTTAGGGGTGCTGATGATAACGTATTCATCAATGATGGTTCCGCAACTTACGTTCATATTAACGGAACACCACTTCTCAATAACAACTTTATCTACTCCGGCAGAGACACTTTAGGGAACACTCAGAGGGTTATTGGCTTCCTGAGCGATAACGCTGTGCATGTTGGTGGTTCAGGTAATATCTGGCTGGATAGCATTGGTGGTTCAGTATACGCTGCAGGTAATATCGCTATTCCGAATAACAGCTACTACTACTGTCAAGATACAGCGGCAAACGAGAGAGCGGTACTGGGAATTAACACAGCCAATTCCCTAATGATTGGTAGTGGTGGTGTAGGTTCAACCGACATCTATGCGGGTGGGGCTAATACTATCAATCTTCACAATAATACACTTGCCCTTGGTCAGCTTCAGACCAATGGTTATTTCTACTGTCAGGGTGGTGAGCGAATCTATATCCCTGGTGGTAATGATCCGCTGCAAATCTACGCGGACAATGGGTACTACGCGCGCCTGCATTATGTGGTCGGTGGTACCCGAGACTGGAGCGAGGGCTGCCTTAGCAATGGTCACTGGGCTGTTGCTGATGAGAGTGCACACGTGGTCCGGATCGAGATTGATTTCAATGGGCAGTTCCACTGCTACAACAACGTGCAGATTGATGGTAGTTTAAATATTAGTGGTAGTGTGGGTGTTGGTAATCTTACAGTATACGGTGCTGCGCAAGTCAACGGTGGTATGAATGTCTATGGTGGGTTGACCGTTCAGACTGGCAACTTTAACGTAAATGGTGCCTCAGGATTTGGTGGTGGTGTGACCATGTACAATGGTCTCAACGTCGCCGGTGGTGGTACCACAATGGGATCACTCACTTGTGGCAACTTTGGAGCGGGAGGCTCAGGTCAGATCAATGGTGGTCTGACAGTCTATAATGGTCTCAATGTTGCGAGTGGGAATGCTAGTGTTGCGGGTACGTTGACAGTTGGTGGTGTCACTTCGATTGGTTCCACCCAAGTTAATGGTAACCTCACCGTAACCAACACTCTTCAAGTCAACAACTGGGCCAGCATCTATAATGGCCTGACTATTCAGAGTGGCAACTTTGGTTGTGCTGGATCGGGGCAGGTCAATGGTGGTCTGACAGTCTATAACGGAATCAATATTGCCTCTGGTGGTGGTTATATTGCCGGTAGTTGGACCAGTGGTGGAAGTATGACTTGTGGGAATTTCTTGCAGGTCAATGGTGGGGCACAGATCAACGGTGGTCTCACCCTATACAATAGTATCTATGTTGTATCGGGTGGTGGCACGATTAACAGTTACTTGAATGTCAATGGTACCACCGGTATTAGTGGCTACTGTCAAATCAATGGTTCGGCAGTCATCTATAATGGTTTGACTGTTGCTAGTGGTGATTGCAATGTTTCTGGTAATGTGAGTGGTGCTTCCTTCTCAACTGGTGGTAATGCTTATTTTGGTGGTCTTATCCACGTCGGTCAGATTCAGGTAGGTGGTCTGGCACCTATGTATGATAATGGTGGTAATGTCTTAAATATCAGTAGTTCTGTCCAGATCCATGGCTCGCTTACAACAGACTACTTCAGAAGCTTGGGTGCGGTCGATTGTGATCACGTCTACTCCTACAATTACTTACACGCTGACAACTATCTAGATGTTGATGGCTGGGCATATCTGCGTAGCGGTATACAAATATGGGGCGACGTATTCCAATATGCTGCTAATTTCCAAACTTATGGTCACATCTTCCCCGTTCCTAACGGGTCGCAGGAATGCGGAACGTGTCAGCACCAATGGCGTAACGTGTTTTCGTACAACTTTGCGACTGAAAGCGACCCCGATAAGAAACGCGATATTGCACCAATTCCGGAAGTTTGCCTTAGCCTGGTTAACGCCATCAAGCCGTCGACTTTCAAATGGCGAAACGCGGGTGAATTTGACGATCATGGTCGGCCAATGACTGAAGACCACCCATATGCAAATACCCATTGGGGGTTTATGCAGCCCGATGTCATGAGCGTTATGAACGACCGTGAGCGGAAACTGCCAGTTTTTGGTGGTGCCTACGAAGACATGGGAGTAAAGTTACTTCAGTACAATGAGCTTGTCGCGGTGTTGTGGCAGGCGGTGAGAGAACTTTCGTCTGAAGTTGAAGCCTTGAAGAGGAGAGCATAATGCCTACTATTGCACAAATTCCAGATGCTCATGCACTGCACACCCAATTGGATGCAGTCAACAAAGCGGTTGCTTTGCTTCAATCTGGAGCACCGGTTACCAATTTGACGGTGACCCCTGCTACTGATTTAACAATTCCCACGATGGCTCCTCCTCTACCTGCAGCAGGAGCTATGGAAGCACCGCCAGTAGTGACACCTACGGTATATCAGCCACCAGTGACTATCATTCTTGATCCACCAATCACTGATGCTGCGACGATTGATACCTTGATTACTGCGCTTCAGGTGCGCGCGGGCGAGATCACGCAAACTCTAATCGACAATGGGTATTCGTCCTAGCTGCACCAGCCCAGAGATCGGCCTCCAGGCGATTCTAGCGGTATGTAATCGACTTCGTGGCACCATATAGCGCAGGCTTCCTTCCCTGCAATGTACACGCAAAAAAAGGCCCCTACGAAAGGGGCCTTTTCAGCGTCTACTCAATCGTGGGTGCTACGAATGCTAAGGTCCCCTTCTCGGTGCGGACGATCCGGTAGGTGGTGGTTGCCTCAATCCGTCGAACCTCTGCAAGTGCAGTCCGCATTTCCTCTTCTGGACTGATCTTGAATTCTCCGGCGGTGGCGGTGTGGACTCCGGAAACAATGTGAGGTCCGGAACGAATTATTTCTGGTAATGCCACTTTTTCCTCCTCTAATGGTTTGACAATTGCAGGTGTTGTGGGAACCTCAGTCACACCAACCCAAACTTGGGGTTGAACGACCCGAGGTGGTACTGGAGTCAGACGATTGGCTGGGGTATTACCGTGAGGTTGGACCTGATCCAGCAAAAGCCTGATCACAATGGTGTTGTCAACTACTAGAAACTCTGCAGGGCTTGGGCCGCATATTGGAAGGTCACCGCGAAGTTTCTCTCCTGTAGTACCGTAATAAGATAAGGTACGATCACTTAGGATCCTAGGTGAGGCTGCCTTGTGCAGAGTCCATTGGTCAGGACCATCACGTTCAGCCCGATACCCATTCCCTATCCCGACGTTACCCAAGTTACGAGGAACGAGAAACTTTATTCGATCCTCATAGATAGCAACCCGTCCTATTACCGGATCGGGTGCTGGCTTTGTTTTAGGTACAAAGACCTTATTAGGTTCAACTGCTGGCATTTCGGGCTCCTTTACTTCTGGAGCTGTAGGTTCAGAGGCATATTCGATCCTGGGTATGTCCGGAATATTGTATTTCTCCGGTTTAGGTTCATATGGTGTAGGCAGTGGACCCAACATCTCTTCAAGTTTCTGCCTTGGCTTGGGTTCAGGTTTGGGCGGAGGCGGACCAAGTAACTGGACAATGTCACGCTTCTTAATGTCAAGGTCCTTAGCACCACCGGACACTGAGTTGTGTAAGGTAATATCCCGCACCTTCCCATTATACAAGAACCTTCCGCGCGGGTGCCTGCTTTTTCGCAAGATGTCTACATGTTTGATCCCATAAGTCTCGCGCAGGAAGTCCTTGATTGCACTGTAATAGTTTGATGTTTGACTCATATCTACTCCTCATTTTGTCCCCCTATGCTCCCTTTTACGTTTTCCTTAAGTGATCTAGATCATATTGTATTTTGCGATACATTGCAAGCTAAAAAAGCAAAAAGAGGAGGCTGCGCCCGATCAAAACACAGCCTCCTTAAAGTTTTTTGTGTAGGTTAGGCTACTGCACCACCACCAAAGTTGCCTTTGCGGCGACGATACCAACCGACCAGACCAAATCCGAGAATTGCTGAACCAAAGATGGTCAGCGAACCCGGCTCCGGGACTGCTGCTGCTGGCGCGGCTTCGACAAAGAACGAGTCTGGACCATCGTTCAACCCTGACATTCTCGCGAGGAACAACACCGTGTCGCCCACATGAATGTCGTTGTTGGTCAGGCTGAAACCAGAGATCGTGTAATCGGGAAAGCCCGTGCCATTGTTGACATCCGGCACGTTACCAGTAGTACCGCCCGTGAAGCTGTCGAGTACAGTGTGTGTCGTCAGGTTCAGGAACCAGAAGCTATTCAGCGTCTCAGCGACGTTGGTTGAGTTGATATCGACGCCAATGCTGAACCTCAGATTGTTGGCAGCATCACCATTGGCAAGCAAGAATGCCAGGAGAGGACTACCTGAACCAACTTGATAACCAGTGGCGAACGTGTCATCGGCGAGCGTGTTGCGCCCACCGTTGCCTTGGTCCGAGAACGCTGAGATTGCGCTTAGATTACCTGCGTTGCTGTAATCGTTATATCCGAAATTCGCAGGCTGCTGTGGCTGGTTTTCCCCGCAGATCACGCATGGCGCGTTCTGCGGTTGATTACCGCCAGGAACGAAATTACCAAGCGATAGGCTGCCTGAGTTAGTGGTGTTCCATTGCACCCCACCCAAGGTGACAAACGTGTCAGCCTTAGCCGGTGTCATTGAAAGCAGAGCGCCGCAAGCGACACCTGCCATCAAAAGTTTCATTACAGTTTTCAACGTACTAACCTTTCTATAGTAATTGGTGGGGCCCCAAGACCCCACCAAACGTGCTAGGCAGAGGCGAGATTGCCCTTGCCGTTCTTCCGGCGACGCAGCTTACCCACGACACCCATACCAATAAGCGAGGTGCCAAAGATAATCAGCGAAGCAGGTTCGGGCACCGCTTGCGTAGTGACGATTGATTGGGTACGCCCAACCAACGACGCACCAGCGATCAGCGTACCGGTGGTCCCTTCCGACAGGGAGTAGGGACCGGTGCTGTCGAACACACCTGAAAAGTTCTGCGAGAACGAGTCAGGATCGACCACGGCAGCGTGCGTCAGGGTTGCAAGCAAAGTCCCCGGCAGATCAGTCGGGGTGTCCGCGCCTTGCGTGTTCGCCGCATCACCAAAGAACGTCTCAGTGACGCTGGAGCCGATACCGGATTGGAACGTCCCGGCGCCACTAGCGGTGAACGCCGTGACCGGACCCAAGAAGCTGGTCCCACTCACGGCAAGCTGAATCGAAACCGTACCCGTGTTATTGTTGATCACCTGAAACGAGGAGGTGTTCAACGAGTTTGACGGTCCGATTACCTGAGTCTGTGCTGATCCGAGGAACTGCACACCGGCGATCGTCTGATTGGCAATTTGCAACTGACCAACTGCGTTGTTGGTGTCGCAAGCTGCCTGATCTGCGCAGACGAATGAAGTACCGTTGATGTCTGCGGCGATCTGTAGTGTCGCGTTAGCCGAACCTGCCAACGCCAACCCACCCGCAAGGATGGTGCTGGCTAAGGCTAGGTTTTTGAGCTTACTCATATTTACCTCACTTTGCTAGTCTAGCTAGCAGAGCATTGCAATAGCTATGCCACTAGTGTCTTTGTTTGTTTTCAAGAGGTTAGGTGTTCGAAGGGGTGCAAAGTGTAAAGTTTAGGCGACACTTTCATTGTCGGATTTTACACTTTTTAGTGGGTTCTTTGGGCAATTATCAAAGTGCCATCGAGTTAGTACTCCTCGATTGTTCTTATGCCCACAGTGAGGGCATTCACCCATGCCCTTTGATGTAAAGAACCTCTCGTTAAAACTAATCGATCGTTCAGGTCGTTTATGTAGTGATCTAATCTCAGACGATTTTGTCATTGTACTTGATCCTTTTCACGAAGCCACGTAGTAATATGTCGCTTGATGATCTTGGGATTGATATTTGGTGGTTCATCATGTGCCAAGATGAACTTGCCAACCAGCTCAACAGGGTCCGAGTCCACTGGAGGTAATCCTGTTTCAAGCCAATTCTTGACCAGTGGGAGTATATCAGGTGCAGTTATGATTAGTTCTTTGAATACATCACTAGCTGGGATCGAGTTGGATGTGGAGGATCCAACCCTTAAAGCCCCATTGTCACCGATATAGTAGTTCTTCTCCCCATCTTTTTGATAGACTGCATAACGTTGTGATCTGGTTTGCTGTTTTGTATAACCCATCACTTCAAAGCCAGCGATATACTTTTCACGAAGTGTAGTGGGATTACGATGATTAACATGGCGACGTCGGACCGTACGACGCCTAGGAGTAGTAAATTGTAAAGGCATCATGCTTCTCCATCTTTGAATAACCAGGACCTAACTGCGCAATCCTTGGCCTCCAATAGTTTACGAAGGCAAGTGGTCTTCTCAGGGTTGTTTGGGTATGTGTCAATACCCGCTGCAAACTCCTGAAAGCTTTTGGATACAGGTTGCAGGTGCTCAGGCAGATGTTTGTACTCGAAAAACTGCATTAGGTAGTGAGGCATTGCGACCTCCTGCAAGTATCAACACAGCATTTAGGCCGGATTGGAAACACCATCCGGCCTAAATCTTAGGCTACTTGTTCTAGGTCCCCTCGAACATAACGAGGGACTGGAACAGGGCTTCCCCTAGTAAATTTTGCCGTCGCAAGACGCTCAAATTTTCGTAGAAAGGTCAGGTGTTGCTCGCTTTCCTGGGTTAGGTACCGAACAATCGGCTGACGCATTCTAGCCGGTAGCTTACCGATCCAATAGGTGTCGAAGGTTCGTTTGGAATTCTCTAGGCGGTTGTAAGTCCATAGGGAGATTCCAAGTGAATCAGCAACCTCTGTTTGCGTCAGTTCAGCGTTCATGCGCGCCTCGCGCAGTACACGACCAATGTTTCTGTCCATCATTGCACCAATCCTGTGAGGCTCACTTGCCTACGTGTTATAAATAAGCATTTTTGCGTCGATTTGCAAGAACAGAAAGTGCGGCAGACGATATCGTTTCCGTGTAACGAACAACCCCTGGTTCCTACACTGGGGCTGGAAGGAGGACGGACGATATCTTGTAGGACAAGCTGGCATTACTACCAGGCTTCATCCGCTCACCCGATGGAGATCCTCCTTCACCGTAACTAATGGAGCATGTGACTGGTTGGGCTGAGAGGACGCACCGCATGACCCAAACGTTTCTTTTGCACGTTCTTTGGTACCAACTTTAGTCCGTTAGTCCGTTCAACGATGTCCCTGGGCTCATTGGCCGGTACGACTCGATAGACCATATGGGCGCCCGCTGCCCGAAGACGTCCGCGCTCGTAGTGACGCTGTGACACCTGGTCCCAGTTCTTTTCGTACTCGGGCGGGTAAGGGCGCTGGGCCAGATAGTCCTGCCATCCACGTGCGCTGTACCCGTTGGGCCTAACCTTTGGTAGGTGATTCGCATTCGAGCTCATATGGGTTCTCCTTACTGACCCCTTAAATATAAGCGGTTTGCGATGAATTGCAAGCTTTAATTTGATCTCAGAGTGGGCAGCTTTAGCGGCATCGGCTTCAACGGGTTTCCCCTCCATCTATCCGCTTGACGACGTGCTGCCCGACGCCGGGAATTAACCCATGCCTAGGGCTTTTTTGCGGGTAGCCGTCCCGCTTCTCATCATGAGGGTTGCATCCTCACTAGCCGGGAGCTACCCCGGCTCGTCGGTAAGTCCATTTAGGTGGCCATCAGTTCACGAGCAGCAGGACCGTCCTTCCGCCGCCTGCGCCGGCGCTTCAGAAAGGACGTCTGATCCTTCTCGTTCCAGGACCGAATGAGTGCCATGTCCAGATAGTCCAGATCGAGACCAAAGTCCTCATAGCCCTGTGCGATCACGTCCAGATAGTGCTGCCCAGGAGGCTGAACACCACCGTGGCACATCTGATACACCAGGACATCGGCAACCTTACCGGTCTTGACCATCTTGACCTTGATGTAGATCTTCTCATAGAGACCTCCACCAACGCCCTCATACATGTCAAGCTCTTTTTCACACTCCCTGGTGATCTTCCAAAGACCACCGGGGCAGCTTTCCTTGCGGTCGTACTCGATATCGGCTACACCGCGAAACACCAGGCGTGAGTGGGTGAGATGAAACGAGCCCAGCTTCTTGGCCTTGGGGCATCTGCGCTTCATCGCCTCGACACAGAGATTGCTTCCATAGGCGAAATACAACATGTCGGAATCTCCTTGCTGACTCCCTATATATATAAGCGCTTTGCGATGAATTGCAAGCCCCCGCATCAAAAGATTTCGTCCTTGAGTCTGGGGTTGAGGCGATCCACACCGGGACCCTTGTGCTTGATCCACGGACCCGGCGGGTCGCCCTGACCGTCCCAAACTAACGTAGCAAGGAACGCCTCGTGGCGGAGTTCGTAGCAATATCGACTGCTATAACCGGTCTCATCCAGACCTGTGAACAGACCAGTGGTAAAGTTCATATTCATCAGGCCGATCCACCTGCCGTCCTTGAGCTGTCGAACGTTTGTGTAGCCCTCTGATAGGAGCAGCTCTTCGGTGGTCATGATCGATCCTGAATGATGTGAATGACGATGGGTGCACGCGGCATTGAGCCGAGTTGGTACCCCAATAGTCCACACGCTGCGATGAATGTGATTAGTATCACCGCAAGAATAACTTCAGACCAGTGCATGTTAATCCATTCGACAAACTTCGAACTCACCACCGGGCTGCACAATGGCAACCCATGAATGATTGTAGAAGCGGATCAACTCATTCCGAAGAATGGTCTCGGCTAGCAGTTTAACCGGTGGGTCGCCTGGGTACTGCAGGTCACCATTGGCCAGCATGGTGAACCCCTGGAAAGGGACCCACCCGCCACCGTGACCATAGGACCGATCGAACTGCTCCCGCGCGGGCATAGGATTGCCCTCGTTGAGAAACAGTGGGATGTATCCGAGCATCTCGATCGTTGCCTGTGGGTGCTTCATCGTCCAGATCATCGGTTTCTCCAGTTATTAGATCCGTGCGCCGTTGCCGTGTGGTGTTGCTGCGCAGTATTTCGCCACCGTGTAAGGTGCGCCTTGGCGCACGGCTTGGCGTCGTGCATGTGGGTCATTGGGTCATCCTGGGCCATTGCTTGACATCCGTTCTATCAGTTCATCGGCGCAGTCGAGCCAATCGGTATGCATCTCGGGGTAAGCTCCCTCTTCACCCACCTGATCCCATGGACGGCTCGTCCGCATCTCGAACATGTCGTACAAGTGTCGGGCGAGGCGCTCGCGGAACTGGCTGTTCGACAGGGCCCGATGCCAGCCTGGATTGCGGTCGAGCCATTGTTTGATGGTGGGCTGCATTGTGATTACTCCTTGTAAGTCCATTCAGTGCGTGGTTTCGGTTTCGTCAACCAGCAGGCCGATCCGAACGAGGTCGGCAACGAAATCTTCTGCGCTGCCGCACCGCACCCGCTTGCCCGTTTGTAGCAAGACTCTGCCTTGGGTCTCTTTCATAAACTTGCGATCGTTATCTGATTGCGTGAAAGAAATCTTGTGCAGTTCTTTCACAATACCCTCTGGGGTCGTTGCCCCCAGAGGTTGTCCATCATTGGTCCGGTACATAGCTGCTTATCTCCTCTCGGTGATGACACGATTGAGTTGAGCTACCCGCGCCTGCAGGAAAGCCAACTCGTTCGCAGGGATATTAACCGTATTTGCAAAATTCTGCAAGGAATCATCTCCCTCGGGCTGCAAACCTTTCACGGCCGCGTCGTAGATGCGCAAGCAAACCCGTACCCAATGCTCTGCTTTGTCGGCATCGACCGTGCCCTGGTGCTGCCTGAACTCGACCGTTGTGTGTCGCCAGAAGGCTGCGAGATTAACCTTGAGGAACCGCTCAAGTCTATTCTCCATTTGTGCGGGATAGCTTGGCATGATGTTTAACAAGCTACCCGCATATGCCAGCGCCAGCTCGTCTATATTGGTGGCGGCTGCAATTAGAAGCGACCTGGCACCATCTTCCACCCGCGCTTTGGTCGAGCGGCAATAACTATTGTTATTTGCACGGCGCGTCTGGGAAGTGATAGAGTCAATTGCGCCTTCATAGTGACCATAAAGCTTGATCAGATTGCGGAAGAAGTTAACATCTCGGCCTTCTGCGCCGATATGCACGTGAAAGCCTGCCTGGCGGCGAACTGTGCAGCCCTTTTCTTCCAGAAACTTCATCATCTTACGCATCTGCTGGATGCCCTCGCTGCCTTGCAGCACTGGGGACACCACTTCAATGCCATTTCTACGATCACCAAGCGAACCGTCCTGCGTGATCTTCCACACATTAGGCCGGACGGGATCACGATAATAACCAATCACTGCTTGAAAGCCTGCGCTGATCATGTCAGCCATAAGGCTGCGTTGACCCATATTCCGGGGCATGTAGCATTCGATCTCAACGCCGAATGTGTAATCGGTGAGGTCGGCGTCAAGCGCGGTGCTGAGTGCCACAATTGCTGTGCTGGTGTGAGGCGCCCGTGGACCGCGAGGCGTCACTGTGCCTTCGGTCAACAGCACTTCCGGGAGCTGCTCCAGCAGGCTGGGCATCGGTAAGCGTTCAATCAGCCAGGTCCGATTTGTGTTTATCACCCGCTGGCGCAAGGCCAGCAAGCGAACGGCCCGCCACCGAACTGAGGTCCAATTGTTGGTCCACTGATTGGTGTTCCACTGGGACACGCCACTCAGATGATGGCGTACCTGTGTTGCGATGGTCCGATACTCATTGTGGATCTGCTCGTCCCACCAGGCCGGACCTTGGCCATTGATTGTGGGGGGTAGATTAATGCGAGGCATGAGCTTGTCTCCGTTCTGACAAAGCTATATATAAGCTTTTTGCAGCACATTGCAAGCTATCATGCAAAATGATTTGAATTCTTTTATTGAGCGTTGTCAAAGGCTTACGATGGGTTTATGGACGAATTTCGGGCGACTGTACGGCACCGGAAGTGGGGGTTTCGGACCCTTCGAGTACATAGCAGTGGGATACGAATACCGCGCTCCACGAGCCTTGAGGCCGGCCTTTGTGAAACGACCCTTGAATGGACTTACGCGGCCGAAAACGTAACGAATCACTAGGACGGTGAGGCCGATCACGTTCAGACCGACCCACACCGCCAGAACTATTCCAGCGGTTAGCACCCCTAACCCCCCACCCTTGAATTGAACCCAAAAAGTAGCAGCGTATTGCAATGCGGTGCAATAGCTAATTTCGCAGGTCAGGTATGCAAGTTTGCATATTGCAATGCGGTGCAATATCGCTTACATTTCCTGAGTCAGATGGAGAATTTTTATGAAGCTCTGGATTTTGACTTTCGCCCTTGACGACGACCACTTCGTTGGGACTTTCTCCACCGAGGAGAAGGCGCAGGCAGCATCAGCTGCCTTTTCCAAGGATGCCGAGCAGGCAACGATGTGGATATCGATTGTCCCGGTCGAACTTGATAACGACGATCTGGTCGATATTGAATTGTGCGGTACGGGCGACTAGACATGAGTTACCTCGTTGGACGACTGATCAACGAATACCAGATTCACGCATTCTACTACTGCCAGACCCTGGAAGAAGCAAAGTCTGTCTGTGCAGTTGAATGGGTTGGTCAACACAATATCTGGAGCGGCAAGGATTATGATGACGATACGATATACGTCATCATAAAGCGGACTCCAAATTAAATCTCGTCTGAATGCTTATTTCCTTTTGCAGTTTTGTGCAAAGCCTATAAGCTTGCAATATGCCCGTCAGCAAGCAAACACCGCTAACAGCTCAAGCGACTCACGAGCATAATTTTGAGCAGTCTTACGCTGACTGGGAAGCCTCGGTGTTTGATAGGGCTGCTTACTTTGCAGTGATCGAGCTGCGCTATGGTGGGCGTGGCCAGCAAAGATACACAAAGTGGACGGTTCTCCCCTGGGCACTGCGCTATGCGCGGGAACATGTGGAGACCGGTCCCTGTGTGTATGCCGTAGTAGAGTCTGGAAGGTTTACAGTTCTCGACCGCGAAAAGTGGGATGATTGGGAAACACGTTGGCGTCGGTCTAGAGAACACATCAAAGCCTGACTGAATGGAGTTATTCCCTTACCAGCGGAAGGGGGTAACTTTTCTAGAACGCAGAAAAGGTCGCGCTCTAATTGCCGACGAGATGGGACTGGGAAAGACAGTCCAAGTATTAGGTTGGTTGCAGCATCGACGGTCGTATAGACCTACAATCATAATCTGTCCTACGTCTGTCAGATTACACTGGCAATCACTTATTCGCTTAATGTTGCACGAAGAGTGTTATCTGCCTTATTCTCAAACGGCTGCGGGTATAGGGTATGAAAATCAATCTTTCATTATCATTCATTACAGTATTGTACCTTTCTGGGTTGACTGGTTAAGAGCTCTAAAACCAAAGGTTATCGTGGTGGATGAAGCTCAGGCTATAAAGACCAACAATACAAAACGCACCAACGCTGTAAAGGCTTTGGCTCGTAAAGTCCCGCATGTTATTGGCTTGACTGGTACTCCGATCGTTAATCGACCAAGCGAAGCATTCAACATTTTGCAGATAATTGATCGCAAAACCTTTCCCAATCAACGAAAGTATGCTGAGCGATATTGTGATCGTAAGCTGACATACTGGGGTTGGGATGAGTCTGGTGCAATCAACATTCCTGAACTCCATGAGCTCTTATCTTCGGTTATGTTGCGCAGGCGCAAGGTGGATGTATTAAAGAGTCTACCACCAAAGATACGCAGCTTCGTCCCACTTGAGTTGACCAATCGTAAGGAATACACCGCAGCTGAAAAGGACTTTATTGGCTATGTAAGGGAAACAGAGGGTAAGGAGGCAGCGAAAAAAGCAAACAAGGCTGCGGCACTTACAAAGGTTACTTTTCTGCGTTTGTTAGCAGCTCGAGGTAAACTAGAACAGGCAATTGATTGGATTGCTAATACAATAGAGGAACAGAAGCTAGTTGTTTTTGCAGTCCATCGTGAAATTCTTGACCCTGTTTTTAACGCATTTCGTAAAGTTGCTGTACGAGTTGATGGTAGTGTAAATGAAGCCGAGCGTGGTCGTGCTATTGATCGGTTTCAGAAGGATCCAAAGTGCAGGTTATTCGTTGGACAAACACAAGCAGCAGGTACCGGAATAACACTGACCGCAGCGAGTAATGTTGCATTTCTGGAACTGCCGTGGACTCCGGGGGACTTGTTGCAATGTGAAGATAGGTGTCATAGGATTGGTCAGGTCAATTCAGTGACAATACATTATCTTCTAGCAGCAAACACAATAGATGAAAAGATGGCGGATCTGATAGACAGGAAGCGTAGAATTTTAGACTCCGTGCATGATGGGGAAACCTTCCCATCAATCTTAGCTGAGTTGTTAAACCATTACAATAAACGGGGGTAACTATGGAAGTAGCGATACCAACTAAGCTAGCGATTAAGTTCGCATACAGCACAGGTATTGAGGTCGGATACCTGTTTTCCGAAGCGGTGGAAGCCTATTGGAAGGCCACAATTGATCCCAAATATGACCCGCGCAAAGCATCTTTCAAGACTTACGCCACCACCTGTGTCTATCGTCATCTCTGCAGTGTGATTGCGGAGTACAAGCGTAAGTATCCTGACTATGATCAGATTAGCGAAGACATGGTTAGTCAGGAACCTAGCCCCGAGGATGTTTACTATTTCAAGGAGATAGTGAGTCAGTTACCGGATGATGGTAAGTATGTGATCCATTTGGTGTTGGAAGTGCTGGATGGTATTCCTGCTTATCGGGCCCGTGCGGCAATTCGTAAAATGCTAAAGGGACAGTGGGCCTCTGTTCGGATTGACACAGCATTTCACTCTGTTAGCCTGATGCTGAAAGAGGCGTAGTTGGACATCCTTGAAATCTACCGTAGGCATGGTGTGCACTATCAGACGGAAGGTGATAGGCATACCACGCGCGGGTGGGTCAATTGTCGCTGCCCGTTCTGCACGGGCAGCCCCGGCCTGCATTTAGGCTTTAACTTACAACACAAGTTCTTTAGATGCTGGCGCTGCGGTTGGCACAGCACCGTTGATACATTGATTGAATTATGCCGCGTCTCATCCGAACAAGCTCGTCAACTGTACTATGAGCTTGGTGCCTCCGGTGGACCTTTTGTCCCGCGAGTGGACAAGACATCAAGGCTAATCAATCTATCTCGGTACAAGCGGCCTACAGATGTTGGCCCCTTACGTCCTTCTCACAAGCGATACTTGGCTGGTAGAGGCTTTGATCCTGAGAAGATTGAAGCAGAATGGCATGTATGCAGCACGGGACCTTTAGCCTATCTTGACAATATCGACTACCGGTACAGGCTGTTCATTCCTATCGTGTGGAATGATAGAGAAGTGTCCTTTCAATGCAGAGATGTCACAGGCAAGTCAGACATCAAGTACCGAGCTTGCCCACTGGATCGCGAGGCTATGCACCACAAGAATATCTTGTATGGCAGGCCGGATTGCTGGGGTTCCAGGGTCGGTATAGCGGTGGAGGGTGTCACGGATGTCTGGAGGCTGGGTGCTCAAGCCTTTGCCGTGCTTGGCATTGAGTACAAAATAGAGCAAGTGGTCCTAATCAAGAAGTTTTTTGATCGGATTGCCATTGTATTTGATGGGGATAGGCAAGCGCAGAGGCAGGCAAGAGAGCTGGGCTCTAGGCTGGATGCTATGGGAGTCGACACCTTTATTTACAAGCTTGATAAAGGCGTCGATCCCGGTAGCATGTCAGATGATGATGCGAAGCATCTAGTTAAGACGCTTCAAACTCCGCGGTAAGCACCTCTCGAGGCAGGGATGCAAGTCGTGCATCACGCATAAGGTCCAACTATCGTCGCTGTGAGTTGTATTAATTCACTATACAACGTTTGTTTTGGATCCATTTATGTTACTCTTAAGTTATACTTAAGAAATCTTTTGACCAAAGTTGTTGACTTTATTCTACGTCGAGTTAATGCAGAAAGCATCATCATAGTTACTCCAACTATCACTATTGAAACTTTGTCGTTCATATCTCCCACAATGAAAATTGGTTGTAGAATTAATGTCATCAAAACTCCAGTACAAAATGTAACAAGAGAATTCTGACCTAAAAGAATGACTGGCTTGGAAACAGTCCATCTTAAGAATTCACTCTCTCGACTGACAAAGCTATTAATAACAATCACCACTGCTAGAAAATTAGCTAGTCGGACTGGTGCTAGAAATTCTTTACTTTGAAATAGTCTCCATGGCAAACCACCAGGAAAGATGAGTTCATTTACCGATGGTATGCTAAAAATTGCGCATCCTATAACAATAGTCCAAGCTCCAATAGTTATCCAATTCCATTTATTAACTATATAAATTTCTCTGTTCTTAATCGGAATAAACTCTGGAATTAGAATTCTTCTTCTATGAGTTTGAAGATGTCGAATTGATGCACCTATGACAAATAGGAATTGCCATGACAAAGGATTTACCCAATGAGCACTGTTAAAATATGGAATATCCCACAATATAATTAAAGTCGAAAAGTAAATTGAAAAGGAAACTAGTAACGTTACCAACACATTCTTCCTAAGAGCATATAGAATAATCGGAAGAATTGCTAGGAGCATCATATATACTGGCAAAACTCCTAGAAATGGTACCTTAAACTTAAAAGAAACTAGCGCATCGATAGCTTGCTGAAAGACAGTATCAATTGAGATATAAGGAGATGACTCACCAGAAATTACTACATACAAAAAGTAGAATAAGAAAATCAGAAAGTTGGCTATGTATAGCTTACCAACTCGTTTGTAAATTTTAGTAGCTGTTGGTCGTATTCCATAGTTATTCAACATACTTCCATAGACCAAATAAGAAATGTATCCTGAGATACAAATGAAAACCTCCGATGCATCGAAGAAAGTGAAATAGCGAAGGAGTAGCGGTGATCCATGAACATGATCATAAAAGATCAAAATGAGAGCGATTCCTCGAAAGAAATCTACTCTGGGATCACGAGAGCTAAGGTAGTCAGCCGGCATCATTACACCGGTGGTACCGCGCCGATTCTCTTCAATCGGCAAAGTGTCGATATGACTTCCCTTCTGAAAATCAGCGCGTGGTTTTGGGAGACGGGACAATCTATGCTCCCAACGATACATCATTTCGGCGTAATCCATAACAGTTCCTTTCATCTCATAAACCAACGACTAATCACTTGCTTCACTCCTTTCATTGGGGAACCCCACCTTTGCCTTACTTCTTTGGCTTGTTTTTGTACTGTTATCTTTAATGGTGGATTGTGTCTTTTATGTAGTTCTTCAATTACAGCAGTGATGTCTCCTAACTTTCCATCAAAACCTACCTCAAGAACAGCTAGTGACGCAATCGAATAGGCTTCAAGCAGACGTGGTACCCATTGTGTTCTCCGCTTTAGATCCATTGGAAGGATCTTTTTCCCCACATTATTTTCAAGATTCACCCAGTTTATTGCCCGGATTTTCAGCGTTTCCATAGTTAGAAGAGCATCATTCGGATAACCAAGTATTTTAATTTCATGTATCTTATTCCAAAACATCTGTTTATATTCATTAATCAAGCCCATTTCAAAGGTATAGCGCATGGCTCGGTGAAGTTTTTGATTACCTCGCTGTCCATGTTCCAAGTGGGTTAGTATGTGAAACCATGCGTCCTCAAACGGATCTCTACTGGGCTTCAGTCTAGGACGACGATACTTGGTGATGGATGAAGGTGTAACTTCCACCACTTCCTTAACTTTGGGTAACGGTGCGGGTGGAGGCAACACAGGAGGAGTTAATAACTTAGGTGGTGCTTCCGGGTATACCTTGGGTGCACGTTTGCGCCTGGCCGCACCCGCGCGAGGTAGAGTAGATTTCTCAGGTGGAGCCTGAATTATCTCTGGTGGGATTGGTGGTACCTGCGCAGCATATGTCGCCGCTTCTGCTTCCCGACATCCGTTAATAAGTGCTGCAACCTTATCCAAATTAACCCCATTACCATTGGATTGCGGATTAGTTACAGAGACTTCGTTATTACAGGTAGGACATGTATAAGCAGGTTTTTGATTGGAAGATGGCCAATGGGATAGATAACGTTTATTCCCACAATCTACACAAGCAGTCGTATCAGGCTTAAGCCGAATAAAATCAGAACGTTGCAGACGGGGAATATTTCCCCGACTGTTTTTTCCCTGATCATCTTGACGCTCAATGAGTGGGCGGACATATGATATAAATAACCGCCATCGGGCAGTATGCAAACCTACATCAATCGGTGAATCTCCTCTGCCATTAATCCGGGAGGATCGGCGGAGGGCTAGATGGGGTGGAATTGATTCTTCCACCCCAGCAAAGAGCCCTCCTAACCGAACCCAAGACTCTGGGTTCGCCGCTAGATTAGCGACGGTTTGTTGTCGCCAGGTTAGCATATCGGCGAGGCAGCCTGTGCTAACCCTGAGGATGCGGAACCACCCTGCATCCGAATGATCCTCTCGAGTTCGGCTTGCACCTTGTTGAGATGATCCTTCAAATCCAGAATCGCATTAAGGGAATCACGGGGATTTACCAATGCGGATAGATGCAGATGCTCAACTCCCTTGCTGGCCTGCCTGCTCAATCCACGGCAACCACCAATAAACTTTGTTCCCATAGTGGAGGAGGTCTTACCAACCCGGGACTTGATGCGACGCTGCTCTTCCTCGGCCTGATCGTGATACTTCTTAACCACGGCCATCTCAGCATCCTGTCCCTTGGTCTTTACGGCATTGACATCACGAACCATATTCTCAACCGTTCTGCCCGTGACGGAGTAGTAATGGGGCAGTTCGGCCGCCTTCTGATAGACGATATCTGAGCCGATTTTATTGAGAGCAATGATTGTGTTCTGGGGTTGATTGCCATTATCGAAGTCGAACCCCAGCTTCGATGCACGCTTAATCCCCTGATACTCATTCCAAGCACTCAATGCTGTGGCGGCGGGAATGTGGAACATCTTCGCCAGCTCAGGAATGGTAGTATTGGGAAACTTTTCGTGCATCGAGAAGATATGATGCGTGACATCTTGCCTGGTATCACGCTTGCCTTCGATACCGTTAAGCAAGCGCAGCAACAGCTCCTGACGATACTGATCAGGCTCAGTCACGATATAAGCATCATGCCAGTCGAGTTTGCAGTCCTTGGTCGCCTTAATCCGGTGCATTCCTGTACCGACAAGGTATTTGGCTTGATCGACTGCAAAGACAACAATCGCCGGAAATGGAGCGCCCTCAAGCATGGCTAGGCCATACTCGTTGACGAGCAAATCATCAATTTTTCGCCTTAGACGAGCTGGATTTTCCTCACTCGCCTTGAGATCAATATCGCTGAATAGCAGTTTCTCCACATAGCGAAACTTGTAGTTACCCTGCTTAAATAGGGCTTCAGTTCCTGCGTGTTTTGTCATAATCCTTTCCTTTCAATGTACGTCAGCAGTTAGTATATATATGCTCGCGCAACACATTGCAAGCTATTTTTGCGACGGCTTGCAATTCATTCATTCTTCCTCTATTAGTCCAGCTTCTCGTAATGCAGTTATATACGATTCGAGGTATGGAATCATTAGTTTCAACCGATTGACTAATTCGGTTGCAGATCGACCAAAATCAATCTGTTCACCATTATCCGCCTCCCGACGTATATTATGTAAAAGTGCTTCTTGTATGGCAGTTACAAGTTTTCCAGGACTGTAATGTCGCGAATTCATAAAGTTTGAGATACTCAGTAGTCGGTCATCAATTAGTACCTTATCTCGAAGTAAGTTTGTAATTCTGGTGGGGTGTAGATGGACTCTACCATATTGTTGGGTAAAGGCTAGATGGTCCTGAATTGGTGCGTCTATTGGTGGACGTTCAACTTCACCCGGTTGTGTCCATGGTGTTAGGGTCATTGGTGGTATAACAATAGGTGTTCGCCTAACTGGTGCTTGGCGAACAGGTGTTTGTCTGGTTAATGGTGGGGTGGTAGATCTTTGGGGTCGATTTTGTCTTAATTCCTTTATTTTGGCTGTTTGTTGAGTTTTGGTCATTCCTATGAAACGGTGTTGTTCAGGAATAGGTAGATCTCGAGCGATGAACACAATTGAACCAATTGCAAATTCTTTTCGATCCATAAGCTCTATTATTTCTGGAATACCTTTCTCAACGACAGTCACTGCTTCATATGCTGTGCTTCTATTACTAAGACCAACTCGTTTTGCTGCATCATCTGGACTTAGAAAAGCAACTCCAGTATACTGCAGTTGCTCTTGACGGTGGTCCCCACCATGCGGTCTCACAATCTTCTTGAACCAACCGGCTCGTTCACTGATCTTGTAACCGTCTCGCATTTCGTTCTCGTCTATTTCAGGTATTATGATTTCATCGATGTTTATACTTGTCATTGTTCTATCTCATAAAAGAGGAAGGCGGACGGCTGTTGCCGCCCGCCCCCTTTGATCAGTTTCTTATTGTGCTGCTTCGGCCAGTTCTGCAGGTTCGATAAAGCGCGGGAAACGCTCATCGGTGCGCAGAAAGAGACCATTGCGACCAATTCCCTTATCCTGTTTAAACAGATTGAATGCCTTGATCAGCAGAGCGAGACGTGGACCATACTTAAGATCCATGTCGTTCTCCTGAGTAGACAACAACTTGTTACGCAGGTGCAGGATGGGATCATGTTCGTCAAGATTTGCTCCGGAACCCAGAGGACGGAAGAAATCCTCAAGCACATCGTTCCCGTAAAGCGTCAAGATCTTCGAAGCACTAAAGATCGCCGCCGGTTTGTTACCGATGACTTTGACTGCCGTAGGGTAGTTGGCCGAAACGTGATGTGCAGCGGCTCCCACCTCAGGATGCTGGCGACTATAATTCAGCACTTCAATATTAGTGAAGGGCCGAATGACAGGTTGCTTGTTGGTAACGACCAGTGCATTATGGTCGTATCGCCAAGCCAGCTTAATCGCACCCGCGACCGAAGCCGCCATGCCGTTTGCACCAGCTGTGTACAAGGCATCTGCCGCGTTCCTCGGCTTAGAATCGTCAATGAACGCAAACAGAGAGTCATGCACTGGTATATCACACACCACGTAAGTTTCGAATGTGACACCTGACATGTAGCAAGCCCATAGCCGATGCTGTGCATCCCACACTTGGCCATCAGTTGTGATCAAAATTGCCTGACCAGTCTTGATCCACATGTCCGCAATCATGCAAGCGGCATACTTACGGATAGCTGAAAGTGAAAGCTTCCGATTTACCTTGTTACGCCGAAGGAGCTTCTCGGCGATTTCTGGTGTGATTGTGCACCAACCAGTGGTAACAGGAAGTTCGGTGGGAGGAAGTTGTGTAGCTGACCATTCATCGAACCTAGTGACCAACTCCTGAAAAGCTAGTGCACTACAAGTATCAAGGTCGATGGTGACAGCTGGACTCCAAGTGGTATTAGGTTCTGGCATTTTTACCCTTTCTTCTGTGCGGACGACAAATTGTCTGTTGCACGCGCTTAATGTAGCGGAGTTCAAATTCGATTGCAAGATAAAAATTTTGCGTGTACTGCAATTGCAGATTATTGCATAACAGCTATGCAAAAACGCTTCAATCAACGCATTTTCTGCTTGCAATGAATTGCAAAATATGCTAGGCTCATAATGCAGCAGGTTGCTGCGACCGTGTGCACAACGGGGTTCAATAACAGGGCAATCGCTCTGCCAACTATCTGGGTAGGAATGGCGAACCAGCAGCGACTTGTTGTACTATCTTTGGAAAGGACAGCATCGTGGTATCAGCAAAAACATTACAAGAGATTGCAAAGGTCATCTTAAGGCATGTTACACCTGAAGTGGCTGATGCGATATGCCAAGACCTGATGAAGGTTCAGGGAAACAAGAGTTATACAGATACAGTTCATCATCTGGGAATTCTGCTTCAAAGGATCACCCTAATCTAGCCTTGAATTGAGTCTTGATTTCAGGCCTTTCTAAGTCAAGACTCAATTAGCCTTTTCACTAATTCATAAAGTGATAAATAACTAAATTAACCTTTAGGTTAATGATGCGCGCGACCGTGCGTGCGCAGGCGTGCGTCATGCGCGCATATATACGCGTACGCGCGCAAGACGATGTAAGAGTCAAGAAATTTTTGGTGCTGGCTCAAATCAGGTATTGCTTTTCGTCGCAAGATCAGTTATATATATCTTTGGAGGTGTAGTACCTCCCAGGCCGGTTTTGATGCGTTCCGGCAACCCATCAATAAACGCACGCGGGCCAGGAGGCCCTATTAAATGCCTGATGGTAACTTCAAACCACCCGCTCCACCCCTTCCAGCGACTATTGCTGATTGGGATGCAGCACGAGTCAATCGCAATTTGCCGAGGAGTCTCAATGATATTGTTGAAGAGATTCATCGTCGGCTAGTTGTCGATGATTCAGAGACTGGTCGTGATTATCGTAAGTATCTGTTTGCTATTTGGCCAAGCGAAGCGATCGAAGGTGCGATCGTTTATGACGACGCCAAGGCAGCGATGATCATCCAGCAATTTGCGCAGGATGTTGGCATTGAAATTCCTGCGAGTAGCAACAAGATCGACCCGATCGTAAAGTCGCTGCACGTAACGCTAAGTCGTTATGAGCAGTCGAGAAAGCAACGTCGGGATGTGGTCCAAGGCATTCCTGTTACTCGTCGTCGTGGTCGTCCGCGTCGTAATCAGACCGACGATAACAACAACAACGAGTAGGTATCTTGGGTGAGGGGGATCAGCCCCCCTCACTTTTTATAAGGATGTAACAATGCCTGAGGATAATGTCTTTCCAATGCCAACACCGTTAGATCGACTAGCTGCCTTAATCCCACGAGATCTTGAGCGGCAGAAACTTGGCCGTCAAGAATGGATTGAAGGGTCATTCAATCTTTGTATCCACCTCGCTGAAGCTAAGGCACTTCATCCAGCGACTGTTGAATTCAGTCAGTGGTGTACTGATAACGGTTTTGGTGAGACCGTTATTAGTTCTGATAAAAGAGCCGCCGCTATTAAAATGGGTCAGCAACCTGAGGCTTTACGTGTAGCATTAGAAATAACAAAACGTAGTTCGTTAGAAACAATCTACGATAACGACTTTAGAAGCTCGACTTCGGAACGTTCCGAAGTCGATAGCCGCGCGGATAGCTCAAACGAACCAACACCAACACCAACACCAACACCAACACCAACACCAACACCAACACCAACACCAACACCAACACCAACTAATACAACTACATCAAGACCAACACCAACACCAACTAATACAACTACATCAAGACCAAGAACGGAGAGACCAGTGCAAGAGCCACCTCGTGATAGGGTAGACGAGGTTCTTCGTCGACTGGATGCAGGAGAACCAGTCACTAGGGTTGTAATTGCTGAAGTGTTTAATTGTGGTGAAACCGCAGCATCAAATGCAATCCTTGTAGCGCAAGTGGAACGTCGGATTAGACAGGAACCCACTCCAGTTGCTGTTACTGAGATGCCGGAGAATATGCGACAACGTTACGAAGCCGCAGTTCGAAAGGCAAGGCGGGAGTTGAAAGTAGAAATCACTGCTGAAGTAAGAGCAGAAGTTCATGCTAATTACGATGTAATGATTTCGGGTGTGAGGAGACGACTTGAGCGGGCAGATCGACTTATTGCGCGTGATCGTGGTCTTATGCTTCGTCAGGATTATCGAAAACTTCTCGCTGCCTTGCATGTGGATCATAATACGTATGAACATGCGCGCGAGATGTTTGAACTAGTAAAACGGCTAGAAGATGTTCTGGTAAAACCAGATGATCCACCTAGCCTAACTTTACCAACCAGTGCTGCGGGTCTTGCCGAATGGGCTAGACAACATAGAAGCAACTAGCGAATGTAAGCCTTTAATTCTTAAAGGCTAAAAAGGCCCCGCCTTCGGGCGGGGCTTTTTTATGTCTGATTTAATAATTCTAGATTGAATAGCCGTATATTAGCTAGGCGGAGGGAAGCCTAGTGATCGTTAAGCATGTCGAAATTAAACCAAAACAAGTAATCAGGAAATTTGAGTTTGAGCGGACTGAACGCTTTGTTCGGAATGCTGATAAGTGGTATCGTATTGTAGCTGAAATGCTGGCTGAGATTAGACTTGATCGCGCGCATATGCGGACCAGTGATCAACAGATTGTCAATTGGGTTAAGCAGATTAAGAGGTTTTCAAAGCAGTTAGCTGGTGGGGAACCTCCTATAGTCAGACTCTACACTCTGATTAAGTGGTACAAAGATCATTATGACGATGATGAGTACATCCCTAGGGTTGAGTCTGCTACATCATTAGTCAGCAAGTTTGAGAGGCTTGAAGCTGCGATGATTCGTAGGGTCAAGTTAAAGACGGCTAACGGACATGATTTGTCAATCAAACAGGTGTTGCAGCAGAACGGTATTACACATCCTCGCATTGTTGATACAATCGAGAGGGATCTAGTTATTCCAGCCCGAAGGCTTCATCTGTCAGATATGACTAATGATGCGGTATTGACCGATAAGATTGTTGGACTGTATAACGAGATCCAGAATGAACGAGCAACGGTAAGACTCTCCCCTGCCGTTAAGCTGAACATTGGTGGCCCATTGGAAGTTATGCGCAGGTATATTAGTTGGCTAGCTGAAAAGGATTGGGATGCCAGTAGTAGAGTATTGAAATCAGACAGTCCAGCCTTTAACCAGTTTAGGCGGGATTTTCGTAATATGGAGGGTAATGACCCAGTAAACGGTAAGGAAAGGGTCTATGAATGAGGAAGAAGATTATGTCACCTAGTCGTGGGTTTTACAAGAGAGAAGACCGGGTATTCTGTCGATGTGAATTGTGTCGCTTGCGTTTCGGTCGCTTGCTTTACCGAAGAAACTCTAGTGGTCCGGCTTTGGGTATGGGTCGAGACGGTTGGAGTGAGTACAAACATGCCTATCCTGTATCAAGATGGGGTGGGCATCGAACTCGCTTTCCTCCCAAGGAAAGGGTTTATGAATGAGTTATCCTGTTGCTTATGCTTTTATCTTTTACTTTGTAATGGGTGGTTTCTTTGCAAGTGGTGTTTACCGGGGAATGCGTAAGAACCCTCGCTATACTAGACGTGTGATTGTGTGGGTCACCGTTGTTATGGTTGTCTTTATTTGGCCTTATGGTATCTACCTTTTGTTGAAGGAAAGCGGGTATGTCTGAAAGTAGGTGGGGCGACCGATGACTGAGCTGATCGGCAGCTCGACATATTCCGGCGACGCTTGCCCGTCCTGCGGCTATCGCTACGGCCATGTTGAGCAAGACCACAAACCGGTGATTACGGTCTACTACTCTGATCGTGCCGACCTCGCCATCGTCGGGTTTCGCTGCCCGCAATGTAACTACGAGTACATGCCCAAGAGATGTTGTCCTGAAACAATTGTAAGGCGGAAGGATAATTAGATGTCTGAATTTATTGAGCGTAGGATAGTAACCGGACTGATCGTAAGCAATGAATTTGCTCGAAAGATAGTCGCCTATTGGCGAGATGACTTGCTGGTCGCACCGGAATTACAGAAACTGGCTCGTTGGTGTGTAGACTTTTATGAGCAATACCACAAGGTACCCGATCGTGATATTGAAATGATCTTTTTTGATCACCTGCGCTCCAATCGGATATCGAAACCAGAAGGTGAGTTGATTGAACAGATTCTGACTCGTATCAGCGATGATTACGAGCGTGGTGATCAATACAATGCAGGGTATCTGTTTGACCGAGCAGTCGCCTATTTCCGCTCCAGGGAACAGGAAAACCTAAAGGAACAACTGGAAGATCTGACAGATAGGGGAGAAGTAGAGAGGGCAGATGATCTGCTTAGGTCCTACACTCCAACCAGTTACATTACTTCACTTGGGTTGGAAGTTGGTAGTGAAGAAGGTTACCGAGCAATTGAAGAAGCCTTTTCAATTGTCTCTCAACCTGTAGTAAAGTATCCCGGTGCCTTTGGTCGGATGGTCAATCCACATATGATTAGGGGTGGATTTGTTGCATTCTTGGCACCAGAAAAGCGTGGTAAGACTTGGTTGATGATGGATATTGCGTTTAGGGGATTACGACAAAAGGCAAATGTGGCATTCTTTCAAGCGGGTGACTTAACCCAGTCTCAGATGCTGCGCAGAACTTGTATTTATATGTCGCGGAGATCAGATCAGGAAGAGTATTGTAAATCTTACTATCGTCCGGTGGGGGATTGTGTAAAGAATCAATTCAATACTTGTCATAGATCGGATCGTAATTGTAACTTTGGTATTCACGATGAAGAGATAGATTCCTTTGATGAAGATCCTCGCGAGTTTGAGAATTATGATAAACTGAGCGACTTGGCAAAACGTAATTCTAAGTATCAACCTTGTGACAGTGCGACCTGTAATGAAAGGAGGGGAACTGTATGGTTGAAAAAGGAGCCTGCGCGTCAACCTTTAACGGCAAAACTTGCGGTAGAGTCTGCCCGTGGGTTCTTTGATAGGTATAAACGTCGATTCAAAGTAATGACTGTTCCCTCGGATTCGCTTAGTGCTGATGATCTGCGCGGAGCATTGGATGAATGGGAGCACAAGGATGATTTTGTCCCTGACATTATTGTGGTGGATTATGCAGACCTGATGACGGCAAGAGTAGCTGAGTTCCGTCACAGGATAGATGCTGTCTGGAAGGGCTTGCGCGCGATCAGTCAGGAGAGACACTCTCTGGTGGTCACAGCAACTCAAGCGGATGCGAGAAGTTATGCCCAGAACACGTTAAATCTGTCTAACTTCTCAGAGGACAAGCGTAAGTACGCCCACGTTACGGCAATGTATGGGCTGAATCAAGACCCTAAGGGTCGCGAAAAGATGCTGGGTATTATGCGCATCAACGAACTAGTCGTTCGGGAGGGCATCTTTAATGCCAATAATGACGTGATTATCTTACAGGATTTGCGGTCAGGGCGACCGTTTCTTGAGTCCTACGATAAGCTGAGCCATCACATGAGAGGACCCGCCGAAGCGGGTCCTGATTGTTAGCGTTTCTTTAGTGGATCGTATTGAGATCGACACCCTTACGATCAAGCCAACCAACAATATCTTGGCAAGCTCTGAGTGCACGATCAAGTGTCTTGAGGCTGTACACTTCACCGTTGCTCTTCCTGATCTCCTCTTGAAGATCCCCGAGATTGATGTCGCGATTTAGTAGATAGTGCGGCATAATCTTGGCATAGCGACCATCGGGTTCCTTGGGCAGCTTCGGTTCTGGTTCCTTAACCAGTCCGAGACGCTGTTCAAGGATTTTAAGACGTGACTCAATCGATACCATCATGAGGAGGTCTTTTTCGTCTTTTTTGAGCATAGCATTTCCATAGGTTTGGGTGATCCAATGAGCGGAAAATTCCCGCCCGGCTGGGTTAAGTGTCGTATGTGAATTCCCATCCTCATGATAAGGTACATATAAGCATTTTGCGGCACATTGCAATAGCTGGTGTGGTAAAAAAATTGCTCAAAGTAGCAATTTTGTGCTTGTCATGCGCGACAGCATCAGCTATTATCCGCTGTGTTCGCAAATTCGCAACACAGGATAGAGGAGCAAAAAGTGGTAACCAGAGCGCAATTGGTTGACGCGGCCAACGAGCTCAACACGGTTCTTTCGCTCGATCCAAAGATTGATCTGAAGATGGCCGTCATTGAGCTTACAGCCAGCGTCCATGAGGCAGGTGAACTGCTGCGACCGGGAGACGATGTCTCTCCGGAAACACAGGCCATCGTTGATGCGTTGAAAGCCGGTACCGAACCGGCCGAGGCGGAACAGGAGCCCGAGCCCGAGGTCGAAGAGGAGGGTGAGGTTGTCACCAAGCCTCGTCGTACTCGTGGTGACACGGCCGCACCCGCAACTACGCCAACTCGGCGTGGTGGTGGGTTCCGCTATGAAGGCAGTGGTGCTCAGAAGATGGACCTGGCGCTGATGCGCGGTGGGCCCATTAGCGATCTGGCCGAAGAGGCTGGTGTCAAGAAGGGAATGCTGCGCGCCCATGCAAAGTTTCGGGCGAAGAGCGGCAAGTGGTCGATGAGCGAGGATGGTGAATACATCCAGTTGACCAAGCTCGACGCTGCATAGCCCAATGTTGCTGAAATAGGGTGGGCGAAAATTTATTTTTCGCCTGCCCTTTTTCATGTGTTCGAATTCGCGTATAATAATTTGATGCCTATTTTTGGGGGAAGCAATGGTTGATTGGTTAAAGGTCAGACAAGGAGTCATTGATATTCTGGATGGTTTGGGATTGGATGCTAGAGATCCAAACTTTTTCGATACACCGGATCGGGTTGTGCGGGCTTATCAAGAGATCTTTGCAGGTCTAGATGAACGGAATACCGTTGAAGAGATGCTTAAAAGTGTGTTCCCCTGTGAACACCAACAGATGATTTTAGTTAAACATGTTGAAGTGTTTAGTATGTGTCCTCATCATCTTCTTCCAGTCCGTTATGATATTACGGCTGGGTACTTACCTGGTCCGGGGATTCGAGCAAAGGTCTTGGGCCTGTCAAAATTGGCTAGGATCACAAAGCTTCTAGCTGCCCGACCTGTTCTTCAGGAGCAAGTGGTTAACGATATCGCCAATACTCTAATGCGTATACCTGAATGTCGTGGGGCTGGCTGCATTGCTACTGGTGAACACTATTGTATGCGTATGCGTGGAGTCAATCAGAGTGGCTCAATTGTTGTTACCAGCGCCTTGCGTGGTGAGTTCTTATCTGATTCAATGGTCCGTGAAGAATTCATGGACTTTAGATAGGAGAAGTAGATGGGTATCGCTGTTGTTACTGGAGCATCTTCTGGTATTGGTAAGGCAATCTATGATCACTTTAATACAAGCGACCGGTTTGATAGTGTTGTTGGTATAGCTAAGAACGGTCCGGATCTTGAATATGACTTGTCGAGTGAGAAGGATATTCAAGAGATTGTGGATGACCTGCGCACCGCAGGTGACATTTCTTGTCTTGTAAATTGTGCGGGAATTTTGAAGCTTGAAGAGGTTGGAAATGAAGGTCAGATATTTGACGTTAACTTTTGGGCGCCATACTACCTGACTAATGCACTAAAGCATGAGTTGATTGCTGCACGTGGTTGTGTTATCAATATTGCCTCAGTTAGTGGGATGATTGCCGAGCCTGAGATTCCGATCTATGCCGCATCTAAGGCCGCGCTGATTTCACTGACCAAGAGTCTCGCTATTAGGTTCTCACCCTTTTTTGTTAGGGTGAATTGCATTAGTCCTGGATTTGTTAAGACGAATCTGATTCCGGGTGATACACCAATTGAACTTCTCAACGCAATCCCCTTAGGGTTTGAAGCAGAACCCGCAATGCTCCTTCCAGTCGTCGATATGATACTTGATTGTCCTTACGTTACTGGTGCAAACTTTGTAGTTGACGGCGGGGGTTCTTGTAGAGCTGCAATGTAATGTGAGACACGGTGCCACGTAAGGGAAGGTAAGATGTCTGAATTACACACACCACGGTACTCCTGCATATTCCAGTCGAGAATGTGCCCACGTTCTTGTTCCTATTGTCTGAGCAAAGACGTTAGAGGAGATGGGACTTTTCTGTCACCGGAGCAATGGGCAGATGGATTACACATTCTGGAGTATCATGGTGTCCAGTTCCACTTGTTTATCGGTAATGAACTGTTTTCCTATTCCGATCCTGTTGGCTTTGTCAAGGCAATCAAACCCTTCTATGGGAGGTATGGTATCTATTCGACATTCCCACCAGGATGGACTGAAAAATATTTTGATGACTGTATTAACGCTGGTCTGTATAACATCTCTGGTGGTGTGGACGTCCTTCCCGGGTTACATAAGACAGGTGACGTCCACATTGATCGCAAGGCTCAAGCGGTGCTTAGTTGGTTGGAGTATGCGCTGATGCGCGGTGTACCGGACGTGCAAGCGCAAATTACTATTCATCGACACAATTACGATAAGCTCTATCCATTGCTTGACTTGTGTACAGAAAAGGGGATGTGGGTTGGGTGTTCTCTAGTAGAAGCATCTGCGGATGGACTACACGATTTTTACGGTACTGCTGATACAATGACTGAATGGTTAATACCAGCAGATGAACGTAACAAGTTTAGCGATGAGATGTACAAGTTAGCGGATGAGGTTGCCACCGGCAGGTGGAAGATGCAGTTACCACCAACATACTTTCGTGAACTAGCAGATCGTGAAGTGAGGCGTGATCCTTGGCATTGCAGTTTGCCTATGCTGATCTCAATTGAAGAGGATGGTTCTCTGCGCGGGTGCGGGTATAGGGGACCACTATCAGAAAAATATTCGATATTCGACCTTCGTGAGGGCGGAAAGTTGCCCATGTCTGAGTATATAAGGTTGCAGAGGGAAAAGACCAGTCAGTGCCCTGGTTGTGGAGTTGGTGGCGGGGCTTGGTCGTTCTGGTGGATGGCTGAGTATTGGTTAAAGGGTGATGTGGCAATGGGAGACAGAATCTTCCAGACACATGCACCGGGGCATCTCTTTGAAGCGACGGTGAGACAGGATGAGCAATAAGCCAACAGTTGCTGAAGTGATGATAAAATTTCTTGTTGAAGAAAAGATTGCCAATCCTCATTCGACATCTAAGAATGCCTCGGATGAAGAAGCGATAGCAATTTACGATAATTGTGTGGCATTTGTTGAGCGTTATTACCCTGATGTTACTACAGAAGAACTCCGCAAGGCTTTTCGTAAAGTACACAAGACTCCAGCGTCGAAGATGTGGGCTATAGCGAATAAGTACAAGGGTGGTACTGCATGAAGTCCTATTCAAAGAAGACAATCAAGCGATTTAACCTAACCATTGAAGGTGATGAATTTAATGATGCTGAACAGAATAAATCACTCTATGATGATCACGTGAGTGGATATGATGAGTTGACTAAGTTGTTAGACATCAATGATACAACCTATGTCTATCGTAAGGTACTCAATGTTGGTGCAGGTTCGGGTTCTCCGTTAAAGTTTCCCCATCCAGTTGATATGTACTATCTTGAGCCCAATCCAGATCGGGTTGAAGAGATTGATGTCGATCGTGATGATAACATAATCTCTGGTTGGTGTGAGAACATCGAGACTGAACTAAAGTTTGATATGATTATCTGTTGGGGAACATTGTGCTTTGTACGTTCTATACCAGAAACCCTAATTCAGTTTAATGATCGTTTGTTTAAAGAAGGTATGTTGGTACTAGATGTAGTTAAATCAACATCATTCCCACTATGCCAGACTGCTGATCCTGATAGTTTTATTAGAAATGTGAGTTTGTATGGGTTTGAATTACAACATCGTATCCCCTTTGATCATTTGGGACACAATCGTGAGGGGATTCGCTTTAAGAAGGTTCGCGACTTTGACCCTAGGTATCTGCGGATGCCTCAGGCTAAGGATGGCTTGAGGAACTTCATCCCTGAGAGAGACTGGTTTCTATCTTAGAGGAGATAACATGACACCTGGTCTAGTCGTTCTTACCAGCGGTGGTTTTGATAGTGCATTATTGTTACACATGGCAAAGCGGATGAACTATAATCCAATCGCCCTATTGATTGATTATGGTCAGAAACACGTTCGGGAATTGGATGCTGCTGTTAAGTTGTGCGATGATCTCCAGGTTTCCTTTAAGCGGATGAAGGTTGATCTTGCTCAAGCAGTTGACTCTGGGTTGACTGGTACTTTGCAGGGTGGTAAGTATGAGGGACTGCATGAGATGCACGTCCCTGGACGCAACACTATCTTTGTTGGTCTAGCTCTGTCACTGGCAGAAGCTGTCGGTGCAACAAAGATTTGGTATGGAGCGAATTTTGAGGACCGGATAAATGAGTTTGCGGACTGCAAACAAGACTGGGTCCTCGAGATGAACAAGTCTCTAAAGATCGCGGGAAGCTACCCAGTGGAGTTGGAAGCCCCTTTGCTTGGGATGCGCAAGGACACTATTGTGCGCATGGGTAAGCTGTACCACGATATTAAGGAAGAGGAGGTTCACAGTGGGTATGCCGTCTAATAATGATAAGAAGATTCTTCACTGGAGATCCACGGCAAACGGAGGTGATCCTTCTTCTCCTACACAACCGGATTTGCCTGATGGGTTTATCACTATAAGGGAGGCTGTTAGTCTTACAGGTTTTTCTAAAACAACTATTCGTAAAACAAAAGTGACCCATCGACAAGAATGGCGTAGGATAGATGGGAGGGTATTTGTACGCAAAGACTTTATCTTGGAATATTGTGCGGTTAGAGCTAGGCTTAGGGCTAGACCTGAACCCAGGAGGCGGAAAAAGAAGTACCCTAATCGTGTACCTGCTCGTTTTTTACTGCCTCTTAAACCAGGTGAATGGTTTATTAGGACTGAAGTTGAGAGGAGAAAGGGAACAGAAGGTGTATACCTTCACTTTGTCTCTGGTGATGATCTTTCCGATCTGAATATCTACTCGTTTGATTGTATGTATAACGCGCTTAAAGCTGGTGGGTATTCTGAACTTAAAGGTTTACCAGAATGGACTGCAGTGACGGTTCCTAAGAATCGTAATATTCCGCAGTTAGAATTTGAACACAAGTATACAAAGAGGGAACAGGGTTTAGGTCATGTATGCCGAATTGGTACAACGGATGGTGCAGCTATTCCTTCCTGGATGAAGGCTCCTGGTTTGATGAAAGGTAAAATGGAGAGGGAATCGTTTGTAGGAAAGACTATTCTGCGAATTACGGCTACTCAAATGATCGAGATGGAGGGTTTTACACCTGGAGAGTTTGTGGACGAACGTATAAAAGAAGAAGGAAAAGCTTACTGGGGTCCTCTTTGGGATTTAACTTGAGGGAATGAAAATGGAAGAGCAGATCGCACACACTATGCTGATGAATAAGCACTATAGCCCGATGGTTGTCAGGAAGACCTCAACATGGGGCTTCCCAGTGTTTGTTGCTTTGATCACCGATGACGACTTGGCGGATCTGGATCAGGTTATTCTAAAGTTTATGCTGGATGCAAAGGCAGTCAACGGGTGGTCAGATAATATTCAAAAGATGCGCAACCTGGCGGGAGCAATGGTTGAGATGCTCAATAATAGGTATCCGAAGGTTGAAGGATCAGCTGTGATAATTTATTCAGACAAATGCTTCATCTCTAGTTTGCATGGCGATCTGATGACACATCTTAGTTGTAAAGTTGAACTTTTCGAGCTTCTCAATATGAGTACTGGAGTTTAGTTATGTCTCGTCCACGTGGGTATAAACATACTGAGGCTACCCGAAAGAAGCTTAGTGAAGGAACTAAATTACGTTATGAGGCTGGGATATTGATGGGGTTTCGTGCTAAACCGTTGTCTGAGGAGGCACACGTTATGCTCAATTCCGTGTGACAAAAGATGAGAAGTCATCTAAGGAATTAGCCATCTATGTCAACCATGCAGTGGATGGACACGTTTGCGCTGACTGTTCTATGTTTGATCCACCTGCCTCTTGCAATGCAGTGGCTGGTCCAATTAGTCCAGCGGGTCATTGCAGTTTCTGGACGGCCAAAGAAAACAATCTAAGAATAAGCAGTTTCCAAGGCTTACCCGTATTTATTGAGACATCTAAAGGTGAAAGACGTAGACAAGATTGGCCTATTATGCCAGCACACTATGGATTTATTACTATGACTAACTCACCAGAAAAGAATGATGGATTAGACGTCTTTATTGGAGACAATAAAGCCTGTCGTCACTGTTGGATTATTGACCAAATCCATCCAGATACAGAGGAGTTTGTCAATGACTTCCGAGATTCGTGGTCTTGTAACTTGCGAAATTCAAGAGATGCTCCATGACGATAGCGATATGGGCTCCCCATGCAGATGACGAGATAATTGGTTGCTACCATGTACTTATGTCTAAAGAAAAGGTACAAGTATACTATGGGGGGATTGTTGAAGATGGCTGCAAGAGAGCCTCTAGACTATTCGGTTTCGAATTTTACCATCTCAGCAATCTCGCTCGTCCTTGGGATGTCGTCTATGCTCCTGATCCTAATGTGGATATGCATCCGGAGCATCGCCGATTAGGCCAGATGGCCCATCAAATGTTTAGGGCGGGCAAGATAAGGCGAGTAATTCACTATTGTACAACGATGCAGGCGCCGTATATATTTGAAGTACCAGATCCCGAGGCAAAGCGGAATGCGTTGAATCAATGCTATCCTGAAAAGGGAGATTTATGGCGATACGAATGGAAATATGTATTATTTGAAGGATACTGGGAGGTATTAAGATTGGATCATAGAAAATGAGACTGATAGTTGTACCCCAATATCCTGCGCAGCTACGATATCAATCCTGGTGGTTGACACGACTTGAAGATTACTATCTGTACTTTGATAAGGTACTTATCCTCCACCCACCGCAGTTTACCAATCAAGCTCATTTAAGTGGTGAATTTGCCCCGGCAATGGCGGCAATTGATTATGAGGTTAGACAGATCAGTTTGTATAATCAGTTAGTAATTGATGAAGAGGATGATATATTACTTCTTTGTGATATTAGCTTTCCTGGACTATTCTCATCTGTTTTATTTCATAAGCGTCCTAAGAAATGCTTTGCCATTTGCCACGCAACATCGCTTAATAGGTATGATTACTTTGCTGCGGTGCGTCCCGGGAAGTGGAGAGTGGAAACAGGGACTAGCAAGATATTTGATAAGATTTTTGTGGCAAGTGAGTATCATAAGGAGCGGTTAGGCTGGAAGAACACGGTGGTGATCAAGTTTCCGTTACCAAAGATTGATGAATTAGTGGAAAAGCGGTTGAGTAAGGAGCAACAACATCACCATAGTAGATCGTTTATTAGTGTGGCCCGGAAAGGGGTGCAAAAGATTGATTTAGAATTGGAGAGGTTTTTTGAATGGAGTGAGAGGACTAGTATACACAGGTTTTATCAAACTAAAGGTAAGACTTGGACTGATTACTATGGATTTGTTGAGGCTGGGCGGTTTATGATTATTACTTCCCGCGAAGAGACTTATGGCTATCAAGTCATAGACGCGTTATCAGTAGGCACTATTCCACTTGCTCCAAGAGCATTGTCCTACCCTGAATTGTTACCAGATGAAAATTTATACGAACCCGGAAGGGCTACTGATCTGATAGATACGTATAAAAGGTATGGAGATAAGCCCGCGCCTCCTTTGTGGGAAGACAAGTTCTTTGAGTTCACAGCAACTGAGATGAAAAGATGAAAAACTATGTGGTAATGTTGGATAGCGGTGCCTGGACTGCCCATACCAAGGGTATGACGATTAACTTGGATAAGTATGCAGAATTTGTTCATCAGAATAAACATCTGTTTGGTGGTGGTGTGTTCAATTTGGACTTCATAGATCCACCGGTCTCTGCTGCATACCAGACTGAATCAGCTGAAAAGAGCTATAAGAACTGGATTGAGCTGCGCAAGCTTGGGATTGATACCATACCTGTTCACCATATTGGCGATGATGACGAGTCATACCTAAAGAAGTATTTAGAGCAGACTGATTATATTGGAATTGGTGCAATTGCCAAACTAAACGCTGAAGCTCGAATTTACGGACTTGATTATATCTGGAAAGAATATCTGTCAAATAAGGATGGTACGCCCAGGTATAGATGTCATGGTCTTGGTTTGACTGATATCAAGATCACGCTGCGCTATCCTTGGTTCTCTGTGGATAGTACTCGTGCGATTATGCTGGCTGCACATGGTGGTATCTTGCTGCCTAAACTTGATGGTGACAAGTTCTCCTACAGAGAGATATACCAGGTTGCGGTGAGTAATCAAGGTCGTAGTCATTATCGGGGTAAGGGTGATAGTTTTTATGGCATGTCAAAGCTCATCCAGGGTCAGATAAAGCACTATTGTACTTCGTTAGGTTATGAGTTGGATGATTCTATTGCGGGACGTACACTTAATCCCCTGATGAAGAGTCGAAAGAAGGTAGATGGTAAGTGGACGTCAGATTTTGCTTCACGTCAATTGGGGTTCCCTGAAGAAGCTGCGCTTGCTGATGCTCCTTTAGTAAGTAACAATGTAGATGAGAAGAACTTGTCGGCAAGCTGGGTTCCCAGGTTTATCTTTAATCTATATGTGTCGGATCAGTTTATCAAGTATTGGCGCACACAAGGTAAAACGATCAGGATCTATAATGTAGTTGGTGGAGGCAATGTGTTCGACACGTTTGTTGTTGGATCACAGAGTGTCCCAGCTAATAGATGCTTGGTCAGTTATGCTAGGCTTTCCGGTTCCTTTCTTGATCGGTTAAAAGAGGTTGTCAATGGACATCACTAGAGAAGCATTAACAAAGGCAATTGGTTTAGTTGTACCAGGTATTGCGAGGAAGGAAGTCTTTGATCAGGCTAATAAACTAGCCTTTGATCAAGGTAATCTGATATCTTACAATGATCAAGTTTCGATCTTTCACCCGCTTGAAGGAAGCGAAGAACTTTCCGGTGCTCTTGATGGTCGTCGCTTGTACGACCTTCTGAACAAGACTGATTCTAGTAATGTTAAGATGATCCAAAAGGGTAACAATATTGAAGTAAGTGTTGGAAGGACCACGGTCAGTCTAATCACAGCACCGGTGGCTTTACCCTTTGCTGAGATCGACTGGACTGGTGAGGATCAGATTTTACCGAATGATTTTAAGAAGGGGCTAAAGTTGGTTGCTAGTACCTGTGCGCGCGACATGAGTAGGCCCGTTTTGACCTGCGTTTATATGGCGGGTGAGTATCTGACTGGGTCAGATGGGTATCGCGTAGCCCAGTTTAGGATTGAAGGGGCGGATCTTCCATCTATTCTGTTACCCGTTACTGCTGCTGAATTGTTAGAGGATGAGGATTACGTTATCAAGACTGTTGCCGTTGGAGAGAAAGGTGAGTGGGTTAGGTTTGCTACAGAAGACAATACTGTGATTTGTGCGCGTACGTCATCTGGTACTTACCCGGATCTCTCTGCCACATTGTCTACAGAGGGAGAGGATATTACTCTACCAAAGAGGTTAACCGAAACACTGGAGCGCGCGCAGATCTTTTCCAAGCGGGATCACAGGATTGACGAAGAGGTTAGAATCACTTTAAGTGGGACTCAAATTGTTGTTGGGGCTAGTTGTGATGGTGGAACGTTTAAGGAGATTGTGAGGGCAAGTCAAGAAGTCAGTGGTGAGTTTATGTTTAATATACATCCTGAGTTCTTGTCGAGAGCTTTAACCGAAGAGAATGCAAACTGTGTCCTAAATACTTCGAAGATTAAGTTTACCGGACCGCAATGGGAACATGTGGTAGCACTTCGATGAAGAAAGCTCAAGGTAATGATTTAGTTGAGGTCTCCGGCGAAGTTCGCAGTGAAACGGAGAAAGCCTATAGGTTTTATGACGGGAAAGAATACGTTTGGCTGCCTAAATCTCTGTGTGAGTGGGATAAAGGTGCTAAGGAAATGACAATGCCCGAATGGCTTGCGCAGGACAAAGGACTCATCTAATGCGTATACACATCTATGAAGAAGAACTAGGTGAAGGTGTCGAACTTATCCGCAAGGATAACGTTAATGGTAACGAGACTTTTTATGGTCTTCGTATATGGCTTAAATCACCAAAAGAGATACTTGAGCATTCTACACCAGAAGATGACGATCGTAATGCCGTAACTTTTTGGTGCCGCTCAAAGGATGACCTGTTTGGGATGCTGGTTTCCATGTCAGATGCACTTGGTTGTTCGAGAATCACAAGGCTCGACGGGTGATAAATGCCAATACCGAGGTTATTCGGGGATAATGAACCTCCAGCTAAAGGTGGGCTGGGTAAACCTCTGTCATGTGTATCTTGTGGTCTGTATAATGGACCAATCAACCCAAAGATGCCTCCCTTCGGGGATTTCAAGAAACAGATTATGGTTATTGGTGAAGGACCCGGTGAACAAGAGGATCGAAAAGGTAGACCATTCCAGGGACCAACCGGTAATGCTATCAAAGAAGCATTGAGTGATCTTGGTATTGATCTATTTCGTGATTGTATAAATTTGAATGCAGTTAATTGTCGACCACCTAGTAATAGAGCACCATCTGTCCACGAGATTGCGTGTTGTAGAGCGCGGATAGTGTCCCCCGCTATAGCTGCGCATAGTCCTCGATTAATGCTGCTACTGGGCGGGAGCGCCGTTACTAGTGTCCTTGGAAGTGTGCTACCGGAAGCGCAGGACTCGAGCATTGGAAAGTGGCGTGGTTTTCACATCCCTCTACCGGAATTAGGTGCCTGGATTTGCCCAACGTATCATCCCAGTTATGTTTCCAGGTCCAGTGATAGGCCTGAAGTAGAGACAGTTTGGAAGAATGATTTGAAACAAGCTATTGACTTGCTAAATGTATCTGTACCCAGAGTAGAGATTTTACGTAATAGGATTGTTCTTCTTCATGGTGAAGAAGAGATTCTTAGAGCATTGAATAGGGTAAAAGTACGAAAAGGTCTGTTCTCATTTGATTATGAGACTGTAGGATTAAGTGCAAAGTTACACAGTATAGTTTGTGCGTCTTTTTGTCAGTCACCTGAGCGTGCGTATGCGTTTATGTTTACTGATGCTTCCGAGGCTGTTCGTCAAGCTTGGCGGGATATTCTAGTAAACGAAGATATTGGTAAGATCTCACATAATCTATCATTTGAATATGAGTGGAGCCGCTTCCATTTTGATATTGATGAGATAAATTGGGCTTGGGATAGTATGCTTGCAGCACATGTTATTGATAATCGTACGGGTATTTGTGGGTTAAAGTTTCAATCTTTTATCAATTTTGGTGTTGTAGGGTATGAGAATTTAATCGATCCCTATTTAAAGTCTGTAACACCGCGAGATCCCACTGCGCCAAACCGTATACTAGAGTTTATAGAGAGGCATGGTGAAGATGAATGCCTAATCTATTGCGGGATTGACTCCCTTCTCGCCTATAGGTTAACCATGAAGCAAATGAAAGAGATTGAAGATGGCTGATGTTCACTTTGATTTTGGTATTTGGAATCAAAAGGCAGGTTGGATAGGAAAGTGCCCTAAACATGGTCCTCAGCAGAGTGGTCTTTCTATTTCCCTCCCACCCCTAATTAGAAATTATTGTGGTGAATGTTTAATTGAATTGTTAGATCAGTTTTGTCATCCTCTGGAGTACGTCAATGAAAATGATGGAAGCCTATAAGCTGCTCCAACGAGGGGCTGAAGCTCTTACCCTTGTAGAGGAAGCGGGGATTTGTATTGATCTTGTTTATGTTAGGGAGAAACTGGCTTGGGTTGAGCAAAAGTTAAAGCAGTCAGAATTACGACTAAAGAGCAGTGAGTTAGGCATTGCTTGGCTTGGTCGCTATGGTGATGCAATGAAGATTCAAAGTGTCCCTCAATTGAGACACATCCTTTATCAGGATATGCGAGCTAAACCATTCAAGATGTCTGAGGGTGGTGAAGAGAGTACAAACGAGGAATCCCTTCGACAGACTAATGTTGATGGTGTTGTCCATTTGTTGCGGATGCGGAGGCTGAAAAAGGCTAAAGATGTTTTGAAAGTGTTGATTAGATCTACAGTCAATGGCAAGATCCACCCATCTTTTCTGTTGCATACAGTATCAACGTATAGATCGTCTAGTGCTGATCCCAACCTGCAGAATATACCAGCCCGAGATAAAGAAATTATGGACATCTGTAGAAGGGCGTTTCTTCCCAGCCCTGGTCATATTTTGATGGAGATTGACTTTTCAGGTATTGAAGTCGGTATTGCAGCAACTTATCACAAAGATCCTGTAATGATTAAGTACTTACAGGATGAGACAAGTGATATGCACGGGGATATGGCAGGTGAGATTTTCTTGCTGCCCAAATTGAATACCCCTCTCAAAGAGATGGAAGGTGGGTATACATTAAGGCAGTCAGCAAAGAACGGGTTTGTCTTCCCGCAATTCTACGGTGACTATTACGAGCCCTGCGCGCTTAATGTCGCTTGTTCCTGGTGCAAGCTACCAAAGGATGGAATGTGGAAGCCTAATCACGGTGTTGTATTTAATGGTAAACCCATAGGGGAACATTTGATATCTAAAGACATTGATTCGTTTAGTGTATTTGTTGATCACATGGAACGGGTACAAAACAACTTTTGGGGCAAGCGTTTCAAAGTATATAATGCTTGGAGAAAGACTTGGCATTCTAAGTACCAAAAGACCGGTGAATTTGAAATGAAGACCGGGTTTAGGGTCTCCGGTGTTATGGAAAAGAATCAAGTAATCAATTTCCCTGTACAAGGGGCCGCATTCCATTGTTTGTTATGGTCTTTGATTGAAATGGTAAAGCAGTTAAAGGGTTGGCAGAGTAAGGTGGTTGGTGAGATACACGACAGTATGCTGATAGATGCACATCCAGACGAGATCTCTGATATTATTCTAATGGCGCAGCAAATCTGCACGGTCGATCTACCAAACCACTGGTCTTGGATAGATATACCTATGCGTATCGAAGTTGCTGCCTCAGAAATAGATGGTAACTGGGCTGAAATGAAAGGTGCAGCATGAGTTTATATCAAAAATATCGTCCCCATTCTTTTGCTGAGATGGTCGGTAATGAAACGCTTGTATCTAATCTTAAAGGGTTGTTGGCTCTTGATGATCCTCCACATGCTTTTCTATTTCACGGACCCACTGGGTGTGGAAAAACGACACTGGGGAGGATAGTCGCAACCGAGTTAGGTTGTCATGAACAAGACTTTAAGGAAATAGACACTGCTGACTTTCGTGGTATTGATACTGCTCGTACTATTAGGCATAACGCACACTATAAGGCATTGGGTGGCACCAGACGTGCCTGGCTTATTGATGAGGCACATAAGCTGACTAATGATGCGCAAAATGCTTTGTTAAAGGGTCTGGAAGATCCACCAGATCATTGTTTTTATGTGCTTGCTACTACTGATCCTGATAAGCTTCTTGATACAATAAAGGGTAGATGCTCTGTTCACACGGTCAGTCCATTGACTATACCGAATATGGTCAGGTTAATGGTTAAGGTATGCGCCCGTGAGCATGTATCTTTACCAAAGAATGTACTAAGTGCTGTAGCGCTTAAGGCTTCACTTGGGTTTGACGCTGACAAAGTTGATATTGATAAAGCCGAGATATGTTATCCCAGACACGCTCTTCAGCTTTTAGAAAAAGTCGTTGCGGCGGGTCCAGATGATTATATTAAGGTAATTGAAGCGTCCGACAATATAGCTAAGAATGCAGACAGGTTGGTGACATCGTTGCTTCAAAAACATCGTTGGCGTCAAGTTAGTTCGATTCTATCGATAATTCCTGAAGATGATGTTGAAATAACCCGTAGGCGTGTAATTGGTTATGCTCGTCAGGTTCTGTTGAATGGAGATGGGAATGACGTTGCTGCTGAAATAATTCATCATTTTTCAGCACCATTCTTTGATAGTGGACCTCCTGGTCTAGCATTGGCATGTTATATGGTAATCAAAAGTGGGTGACGTAATCGTATAATATAGTAGGAGATGTCAAGTGTCCTATGAGCAAGACATTGAGATTGATGAATCCGCTCTAGATGTAGAATGGGTAGATCATTCACGTAGGATGCTTGTGTACACAACCAATGCAGCTGAGGCACATCGCGATATGGATTTGGCAAAGGCGCAAGTTGACTATGTTAAAGCCCGACTTGATAAAGAAGTAAGAGAAGATCCCAGGGCGTTTGGTCTTGGAGATCGTATAACAGAGGGAGCAATTTCTTCTGTAATTACTATCAATGATGAATATGATGCAATTAATCGAGACTATATTGAAAAGAAGTATCAATATGAGGTGGCCACTGGAGTTGTTAAGTCGTTTGAGCATCGCAAAAGTGCCTTGGAAAATTTAGTGAGGCTGCATGGGCAAAGTTACTTTGCAGGACCCTCGGTTCCGCATAATTTATCCGAAGAGAGGCAAAAGCGAATTAATCGATCTATTAGACTACAGAGGAGAAATTGATTGGAATTTGCAATCGCAATCGTGGTTGTGGGTTTAGCCGCCTTGCCTTTCTATGTTTTTGTATTGGCTAAGTGCGCAGCATCGGGTTGGGCCGCTGGGACGATATCTTATCTGTCCTATACACGGAGGAAACAATCTAATGGCAAAGAGTCGCTTCACGAGTTTCAAGGACAAGATTGTCTTTAACGCTACTCAACAGCGTAACAAGGCAGCAAATTACGGTCATTTATCCATCCCGCGAGGATTTACGGTCTTCAAGGAAGAGCCCGGTTCCCGCATTTCTATTGATATTATGTCTTATGTTGTCACAGACCCCAACCATCCAGATAAGGATGAGACAACGGGTAGTGCTGAAAAGGGTGGTCTTTGGTACCGTCGCCCTTACAAGTTGCATCGTAATGTTGGTGCTGATAAGTCATCGGTTGTCTGCCCCACAAGTATTGGGAAGAAGTGTCCGATTTGCGAGTATCGGTCAAAACTTCTTTCTGATGGTGTGGATTGGAAAGATGATGCAGTAAAGAACGCCCGTCCCAGTTCGCGGTCACTTTATTTGATTATTCCCAAGGATAACAAGAAGTTTGAAGAGAAACCGCATCTTTGGGATATATCGGACTTTCTGTTCCAGGCTAAGTTGAATAATGAGATTGAGGAAAACCCTGATGAGCTTGGGGATTTTCCGCATCCTGCTAATGGGTTGACGTTAAAGATCCGATTCTCTGAAGAGAAGCTTGGTGGGAACACGTTTGCGGAAACCTCGCGCATTGATTTTGAACAGCGTGGGTATGCTTACGATGATGCCACTATTGATGCACTGCCCTCACTTGACGAGGTCGTTACAATTAAGGATTACAAGGAAATCCAAAAGATGTTCCTTGAGGGTGGGGATGATGATGAACCAGAGGAAGAGAAACCAGTTATTCAGGTTACTCGTATCTCTGCGCGAACCGCACCCGCGCGAACTACACCAATAAGAACTGTTGTTGTACCTATAGAGGAAGAGACCGAAGAGGAACCAGAGGAGGAGCCCGAAGAGCCCGAAGAGGAGACACGTACGCCTTCTGTTTACCGTAGGCCTACACCGGTAGCGAAACCTGCAGAAAAGCCCGCAGCAAAGCCTCTAACACGTGGAGCGCCTCCGCCTGCTGCTCGTCCTGCTAAGGTAGCGGCCCCAGCTGAAGCTGGTACTTGTCCCCACGGATTTGTATTTGGTGAGGAATGCGATAAGCACGATCAGTGCGAAGATTGTCCAGTTTGGACTGATTGCTACAATGCGAGTGGAAAAGCAGCATAATGACAGCATCACCTGATCTTGCACAACAAGTAGAGGCTAGGTTAAAGAAGCCTCTTGTAAGGCGTTCCCCCTTAGCAGGTACTGAGCACGTTATCTCCACAGGATCTACTTTGCTTGATATGGCAATCTCCGGTGGTCGCTTTAAAGAAGGCGGCCTACCGGGTGGGATCCTGGTTGAGATCTTTGGTCCTTCCAGTTGTGGCAAGACTGTGATGTTGTGTGAACTTGCGGGCGCTGTGCAACGCAAGGGTGGTAGGGTAATGTTTCGTGATCCGGAGGCTAGACTAAATGCGCAGTTCGCTAAGTTGTTTGGGTTTAAGGTTGAAGATTGCGACTACAAGCAACCTGATACGGTGCCTGAATTATTTGAGCCAGTCAGAAGTTGGAATCCTGAGTCCGAGAATGGCACGATTAATGGTGTCTTTGCGGACTCGCTTGCAGCGCTATCAACTAAGATGGAAATGGAGGATGCAGATAAATACGGGATGCGTAGAGCAAAAGAATTTAGTGAAGAATGCCGGAAAACGTGTCGAATCCTGACCCAGCGCAATCTATTGATGGTTTGTTCTAATCAGGTTAGGCAAAATATTGATACAAACCCCTTTGCCGAAAAGTATACCAGTCCCGGTGGCGTCTCCATTGGCTTTTATTCAAGTCTGAGGTTGCGTTGTCATACACCAAAAAAGATTGGGATTGAAAAAGATATTGGCAAGAGTAAGTTTAAGCGGGTTGTAGGTGTTGAAACTTCAGTTGAAGTGTATAAGAGCAGCCTGGATGTTCCATTCCGTACAGCACCATTGTATATCATGTACGACTTTGGCATAGACGACATCCGCGCTAATTTAATCTACAATAAGTCGATAGTGGGCTCCCAAACGTATAATATTGGTGAAAGAAGGTTGCATACTGGTCTTGATAAATCTATTAGAATAGTCGAAGAAGAGGGACTTGAACCAGAATTAAAGAAAGAGACTATTCAATTATGGCACGAAGTTGAAGAGAAGTTTAAGATAAATCGCAAACCAAAGAGGCGAGAGTGAGTGACCAAGGTAGAACAACCAGATATATTTACGCGGCAGGGTCCCTGGTTGAAGCTGACTTAGGGTCCAGATATAATTACTTGTATTTCTTTATTGGAGTTTTGATCGTGGCAGCAATAGGAGGTGGATTGTATGTAGGAACTTACGTAGTGTCTGCGTGTTTTTCGAAGTGAAGGAGGAATAGATGGAGAAGCGTCGTCTAGATGATCTGTGGGCCTATGACAAGTTCAGTCGTGCAGTAAAGGAAGAGCACGGCCTTGATCCTAGGAGCCACATTCGTTACCTTGAAGACCGTCGCGGTTGTTGCGTTGTTCTCGTCGTAAAGAAAAGCTCTTATAGCTGGGCTATCGACGAGGGCAATTTCAATTGGCTAGTCAACCTGCAGCGTCGCAATCGTGTAGACCAGACTTATGTTGCTCTGGTTGAGGATTGGGATAATGGAGAGATCATCAACTATGACACTGCGTTGAATGTTGACAGTCGCCTTCGCAATGTCCCACCCAATAACGGTGATGACGGAGGCACTTATTGGTGGGTGGACGAGAATTTCACCCCCAGCGGTGGTACCGGTGGTGTGCTGAGTAGGGGTCGCACCCTCACGAAGTCGCCGTTCTAAATGAAGGCAGGTTCCGGTAAAGGTAAAGGGGCAGCTTTCGAGCGTGAAGTCTCTCGAAGGCTGTCCCTTTGGTTATCGGAGGGTAAGCGAGATGATCTCTTGTGGCGCAGTGCTATGAGTGGTGGTCTCGCTACCTTACAATATAGAAAAGACAAGATAAATTTAACACAATCTGGAGATCTGAGTGCGGTAGGGGAAGGTGCGTACGAATTCTGTGAAAAGACCTTTGTTGAATGTAAGCACTATCAGGATTTGCAGATAGGCCGTTCCATTGTAAATAAGACAGGTGGGTTGATTACCTTCTGGAAGATAGTGGTTAGGGAGGCTCGTAAGTATGATAAACGACCTCTGTTGATTGCAAAGCAGAATAGGTATCCCACTATTGTAGTCACTGATACAAGGCATCCTCGTCTCTGGTTAAACCCTATTGTAACAGTGGACCACTGGGAAGTGCCTGCCTTCGTATATAATTTTGACAGTGTTACAAGTGTACGTAGACCGCTTAGGAGAGGTAATTGAAATGGATATTAACTTGAAGAATGCTTATACAAAACTTATCAATAAGCATTATTCAGCGGTTCAAACCGACACGCTTCTAGGTAATTGCGCAGATGATGATAAGTTTCTTAGACTTGAAAGAACTGCCAAACAATTCTGGGCAGACTATCACGAAGCTGAAAAAGAATTTCTCGCATTGTTGGAAGGAAAGGGTAATTGAAATGGACGACGAAAAGAAAGTAATGATTCCAGTCATTCAATTTGGTGGGATGCGCCCGCCGCGTATCCGTGGCCCCGGTGAGGAGCTAAGCCGCCGCATGGGTGAAGGCTTTTCAGAGGCAATGGGTGATGAGGCGATTCGGGCTGACTTGGTGCTGGAAGTATTGGCCGTTTGGGTCACCGCACTGATTAAGGTACATCCGTCATGCCAGGAATATCTGGAAGGGTTCTTTATGGAGACGCTGGCGAATAGTTTATCCGAAGGTAATTCTATTCAATAGAGTAGGTGGATGATGACTGATCTAAGTGGATTCACGTTATTTAAGACAGGTGGGCGTTGGCAATTGTCAACTCGGCAGGAAGGACGTGATGGTTGGGATGTCCGATTCATAGGTAATGAGCTTGCACAGGATATTTTTGAGAAGATCGCTACTGGTGTAGAACTTCCACCGGTTGTACATAGGAAAGTATTAGCATTATCACCGGATCCTATTGTAGCTAAGCCTAAGTTTGTTCGGGGAAACTAATGTACCTGCTCTTTACCGACACCCATTGGGATGACAATCCTGTTAATGAATACCGGTGGCAGATCTTTGATAAAATCGAAGAGATTAAGACTCAATACCCGATTACCCACACGTTTAATCTCGGCGATGCGGTTGATCGTAAGGATAGGTTTACTGGTGCTTTTGTCAATCGTCTGTTTGAGCATCTTAAACAAGTGGCACCCATAACAATACTTCGTGGTAATCATGATACCACGCTTCGTCCTCCTAATTATTTTGATTTTATGTCTGAGGAGTTTCTCAGATCCAAGATCAACTATGTGGCAAAACCAGTCCCGTTCAATGATGGATTACTATTGTTACCATTCTCTGCAAAGCCAAAAGAAGATTGGAAGGGACTCAATTTTAGGGACTACAAAGCTGTATTTATGCACGCTACAGTCACCGGTGCTATCATTGAAAACGGGCAAGTAATGGAGAACCGAGGGTTCCCAATGATACCCGGTGATGTAAAGTTTTATAGTGGTGACGTCCATGTACCACAAGACGTTCGCAATATTACTTATGTTGGTTGTCCTTACCCTATTAAGTTTGGTGATAGGTTTCCCTGCCGTATATTACTTCTTGATGAAGATACTTTTCTCATAATGGAAGAGATCAAACTAACCCCTCCACGTAAGCTCATGGTTGATATTAGGGATATTGAAGGGTTAGAAAAGATAAGAGTAAGGCAAGGTGATCAAGTAAAGATACGATTTTCCTGCAATCCTGCTGATATAGATTCCTTTGGACAGACCGAAGCTGCAATCTTGCGGTGGGCAAAAGAGCGTGGGGTAACGATCGCCGGTACAGAAGTGATCGTAAGCTCCACGTATAATAGGGATGTAGACACCAATCAGACACCTGAAATGATACTTAGGCGGTTTGCCGAACATGAAGGATTGACTGATGATATGCTTGGGGTTGGATTGATTATGTTGAAGGAGATGTAGATGTTAAAGGGGATCGCTGAAGAAAAGGACGGTCGCAAAGTTGTACTGATTGGCCTGTCACGTAAAAATCTAGAAATACTTATGGCTGAAATGTTAGATACTCACATCAGGGTATCTGGCAAGGAAATGGGCATCCCCATGGATATACTCATTTTCTCTGGTGAGACCGAAGAAGTAATGTCGCTTATGATGACTCAGAAAAATACCAAGATGTATCTACATTCGGATGAGTAAGCAACGATGGGGAAATTACGGTATTAGATGGGAAAAGGGCTTCTGGGTAGTTCATATCATCTGGATGTATTATGGTGGTGATCGTCATTGGTGTTCCAGTAGTCGTATGTTAAAGCGCAGATCCAAATCATTGCCTCGATTGTTAGAGAAGATGTCTAATGCTGAAGCGGTGATGCTGTTTCCTACTGCGGAGAAATGTAATGTCATCGTTCAAACCGACTCTTTGCATTGATTTTGATGGTGTGATCCATCATTACTCTAGAGGTTGGCAGGATGGGGCTATCTATGATGATGCTGTCCCTGGATTCTTTGAATGGTTAAAAATAACGCAGAAGCACTTTCGGATCGTTATCTATTCTTCTCGATCGGATACACCTGAAGGTATTGAATTAATGAAAGATTGGCTAACTAAACAATACGCTGTATGGCTTCGTGGAACCGGGAATGTAGGGGTCATTGAGGAGATTGAGTTTTCTAATGTTAAGCCACCCGCTTGGTTGACTATTGATGATCGAGCAATTCACTTTAAGGGTGATTGGTCTGCACCGGAACTTAGTGTTGATGCTATGCTTAACTTTAAACCATGGAATGGCTAGATGAAACGGGTCGATTTAATACGAGTTGACCTGTCAAACTTTCGTTCCTTTGTGCGGGCTACTAGTATTGAGTTTAGTCCTAGTGCTGGGCTGAAGCTTATTAGTGGCAGCAATGAAATGGAACCTGCACTGGGGGCAAATGGTGCGGGCAAGTCTACTGTATGGGATGCGGTATGTTGGTGTGTATCTGATAGATCGATCAAGGGGCTTAGGACATCTGAGTTAGTTAGTTATGGTAAGGATAAGACTCAAGTAACAACGTATTGGGATATTGAAGGTATAATAGTTAGAGTGGACCGCACGGGTCCACCCAGTCATGTCTTTATTGATGGTGATCCAGCCACCACAGAAGATGTTGAGCGTCTATTAGGATTGTCTCGGTCTAGATTTCTCAACTCAGTGATCTTTGGGCAAGCTGTACCCCTGTTTATAGACCTACCCGTACCGGCACGTGGAGACCTGCTGGACGAGGTCTTAGATCTCGAGCTATGGATGCAGGCCGCAGATAAAGCTAGTGTACAGCACCGGAGCAAGGCTGCAGAGCTGGTGGAACTACAGAATACCATTGCAAGGGTCACTGGCCGCATAGAAGGTCTCCCAGATGTCGATAGACTAGCTGAAATGGAGGGTAACTGGGAGGATGAAAGAAAGGCTAGAGTACGTCAGTTAAAGACCAGGCTTAAGATTGTACAGGGTGAATTGAGAACATTAGGCATTCCAACTGAGGATGTAGTTGTAGATGTTGCAGCTCGAAAGAAGGAGTACGAAGCTCAGCGGTATAGGCTGCACGCATACGAAAGGGAAAGTGGAAAGCTTAGGGCAAAGTGGGATAGGTTTGTTGAGGAGATGACATTTATTGAAGAGAATAGTGCATGTCCCGTCTGCGGGCAGGATATTGGGAAGGAGTACGCTGAAATCCATGGTCAACACCTGAAGGAAGGGTGCGAGAAGGCATTTGAAGAGCTTGAGGCCCAGAAATCGCTGATAGAACGTGCTGCAAATCGACTAAAAGCCTTAGAATCGGCTTGGACGGCCGCCATGCAAGCAGAATCTGCAGCCAAGCAAGCATTTGCAGTGATAAAGGCTAACGTGGTAGCAAAAACCAGGGAGGTAAAAGGCCTTCAGGAACAGGTAGACCAAGCTAATGCTGAAGTAAATCCCTATACAGAACAGAAGATCAAGGCTTTACATGATAAGGATCTTCTTGAAGCTGAATTACTATTTAAGCGAGATGAGGAAAAAGCACAGGTATCCCATCTTGCAAAACTTAACTATTGGCGGCAGGGGTTTAGAAAGGTTCGCTTGTTCTGTCTTGAAAACGTATTACAAGAGTTAACAGTAGAAACAAGGAATTCTCTGTTAGCATTGGGATTGATTGGTTGGAAGATTGCCTTTAAAACAGCAACAGAGACCAAGTCTGGATCAGTAAAGTTAGGTGTGCAGGTGGATGTTCACCCACCAAATGCTACACATGGTAGGTTTAGTAAGTTTGATGTCTTAAGTGGTGGTGAAGGGCAGCGGGCAAGACTGGCGGGTAGTTTGGGTCTTGCCAGTCTGGTGCAAAGATGGGCAGGAGTCCACTATAACTTTGAAGTGTGGGATGAACCGACCGCGTGGTTGTCCTCTGAGGGTGTTGAGAATTTGTTGGATTGTTTGTCTTACAGGGCAGATTCACAACAAAAGAGTGTTTGGTTGTGTGATCATAGAGCATTGATGCATAGTTCCTTTGCAGAGACTTATTCAGTCGTAAAAAATAATTTAGGAAGCCACTGGGAAAGGGTTTAGTTATCGTATAAAATAAGTATTCAGCTGTGGGGATAGCTATGGTATGGATCCCTCCTCAAGATATTAACCTCTCTCCACCTCCTGAAGATGGTGAAGAATTAAAGAAGACATTGATGCGTCGTCGGGAGATACGTGGCACAGGTGTATGTGCCATGTGTGAGAATTCGGTATTTGGTCGTGATTTAACACTTGATAATGATGATGGTATTTGTGAGCTCGGGGATTTTGAAGGGGGAGATATTTTGTGTTTTTGGTGCTTTGAGGATTACGTATTTGGTGACCCTAATGACTTTACACCTGGAGGACATGCGTGATGTATCAGGTAGTCAAGCGCTACGGTCATGAAGAAGGTTGGTCTTGTACATTCCGGCAACATCGAGCAACTCACTCTCATTGCCGGTTTATACATGGTTACCCACTAGCATTTGAAATCACTTTTGAATGCGAATTTCTTGATGCTCGTAACTGGTGTATAGACTTTGGTGGACTGAAGCCACTAAAGGCTTGGCTCCAGTCAATGTTTGATCACAAGATGCTTGTTGCGGAAGATGATCCGCAGATTGAGTTCTTTAAGCTAATCGCAGACGGTGGTAATGCCATTGCCGACATTGTTATTGTACCCGATGTTGGATGTGAAAAGTTTGCTGAAATGGCCTATTATGAAGCGGATCGAATACTTGGGGAGATTGGAGAGAAGCCTAGGGTTAAATTGAGGTCTGTGCGAGTGTCTGAGCATGGAGGCAATAGTGCCATCTTCTCAGGATGATTTTTTTGAGTTTCGGCCGAGAGGTGTCTTAGCTCATCGAGGTGATCGATTGGAGCAGCTTCGCGAATTACGGCAAGCTGGTGCACCTCGTTTTATGGTGCGACATAATCAATTAAGTCTGTGGGCATACAGACAAGCGTTAAAGAACCCTGCATACTTTTGCAAGGATGTAACCATTCCTGGTCTGCAAGAGAATTTCGTTAAGTTTGTTATGATACACTATACAGCGGGACGAACATAATGCCCGATACGATCCTCATAGCGGAATTGTTTGGTCCTGTTCTGCAAGGGGAGGGTGCACTAGCGGGAAAGGCTAGTCACTTTATTCGCACTAGTGGTTGCAGTTACCGTTGCACTTGGTGTGACTCTATGCACGCTGTTGACCCAGATCAGATTCAAGCAAATTCTAGAAAGATGCCTATTGAAGATATTCTTAGAGAGGTAGAGGAACTACCAAAGGTTCCCTGGGTTACATTATCTGGTGGTGATCCGGTTGCTTGGGATTTGACTCATTTATGTCTTGAATTAAAGATGATGGGTTACAAGGTTGCTGTTGAAACGCAAGGTGCATTGTGGAATGACTGGCTTGAATTTTCTACCTTTGTAACCTGTTCCCCCAAACCACCCAGTAGTGGGATGGTGGATAGGCTGGACATTGCAATCTTACAAAAGTATTCAGTTAGGTTTCATGACAATATGGTGTTCAAGATAGTTGCTTTTGATGATGAAGATCTTGACTTTGTTCAACGTATACATCGCGCCTTCCCAATGATTCCGATGTACATCACGGCTGGTACTCCGGCAGGTGAAGTGTTTGTCCGCAGGAACATTATCGAAGGGTTCCGCAAGATATCTGAATCTGTATTAAAACGTCCTCAGTTATTTGATGTGACGGTGGGTATACAACAACATGCCCTAATGTATGGGCGGGAGTTGGGGAGATAGATGGAAGAGATTCGCTTTACCGAGTGTCCGGAATGCGGTAAAGAGGTAAAGTATCTGTGGGATGGAGGAGTCATCCCAACGGAACAATACGTTTTGATTGTCGATTCGATATATCATACCAAGTGCTGGGAGAAGTTAGTTGACGAGCACCCGACAGAAGGTTAATCTATTCTGGTCTGATATTGATCACGCGAGTAATCGTTTGATTAAGAAGATGCGAGAGGATTCAATTGTAAAGCCTACAAGTATAATCATGCCGGTATATCGTGGTGGATTAGTTCCTGGTTCAATGCTTGCCTATGAGTTTGATATTAAGGAGTTGATATGTATTGATCCAAAGATTAGTTATGTTATGTCTCATTACTCTGATTTGATAGTTGTTGATGACGTTTATGACACGGGTTCGACTTTTGCAAAATTGCAAAACTTCTACCCACACGCTACTTACGTCGCATTGTTCTCCAAGATTCCTTACGGTTGTCATTACTATGGTAAGCTGGTGGATCCAGATGATTGGTTGGTGTTCCCTTGGGCAAAGAATGATGAAGTAAACAGATGAACCGTTACGAAGACCCAAAAGATCCATTCAATAGTGACTTCTATTGGACGGGTAAAGCATGTATTGAAAAGGGTTGTGAAAAGCCTGCTGGAACGTATTGGTCTCGGCTTTGGTGCTTTGATCACAATGTTAAAAGAATGCGTCGGATAGATAAGTCTCTTGAACCATTTCGGCATGTGTTAGATGAGAAATCCTCCTAAACCCATCCGGGTGTTCTTTAGTCCATTGTCTCGTCGCTTTTACGCGACTCGAGCATACCGTGAAGAAGAAAATGGTCTAATCATTGTCACCGGGGAGAAGTTTGATGTAACTAATGACATCGCTGGGTTGATTGAACAGCATAACGTCACATTCAAGATACGAGAAGAGGTGGAGGAATAGATGGCGTTCATTCTTGAAATTCAAATGGATAACGTAAAGCATCATCTGGTGATGCCGGATATGGACACGGCCAAATGCTGGCTTGCTAAGCTTGAACCCCATGTTGGTGTCCGCTTTAAGAATCGTGAGACCGAACAAATGCGGATACCGTCAGTGGAGGGCGAGGCCGTTATCTCTTTGGAGCACATCATCAGTGCGCGGGCGATCGACGGGAAGATCTATCAAGACGCAGTTTCGGAAGAGAGAATCGCCGAGCGCACCGAGTTCGCCAATATATTCCGTAAGGTTGACTCTGAAATCTGGGAGAAGATCTTAGAACGACTAGAGTCTAAAAAGGAGTAAACCAATGGGTCCACAAACTGAATCTGCTGATCGTCTTCATGCAATGAAGTATCGATCACCCGGTGAAGACTTTCGTGAGTCAATGAATCGAGTGGCCTTTGGTCTAAAGGACTCGGATAACCACTATCATCAGTTTAGAGAGGTTATCCTAGACCAGCGTTTCCTCACCGGTGGCAGGATTCAGTCCGCTGTGGGCTCCTCCAAGCACGTTACTGCTCATAACTGTTACGTGTCAGGGACTATAGCTGACTCCTATGTTGAAGGACCGGGCTCTATTATGCACCGGGCGCATGAAGCGGCAGCAACGATGCGCATGGGAGGTGGGATTGGCTACGACTTTTCAACTCTACGTCCAAGAGGAGAATTGGTTGCTAAGTTGCAATCTCAGTCTTCTGGACCTGTCTCCTTTATGCACATTTATGACGCTGTATGTCTTGCCACTGCGTCCTCCGGGCACCGGAGAGGCGCTCAAATGGGAATCCTACGGATCGATCATCCCGACATCGAAGAATTCATTCATGCTAAAAATAATCGTGATAAGTTGGTGGGATTCAATATTAGCGTGGCAGTAACTGATGAGTTTATGGAAGCGGTAGCAAAGGGTAGTGAGTTTGCGCTGCGCTGGGGTGGTAAAGTTTATCGGTACGTGGATGCGCAGGAACTGTGGGAAAACCTGATGCGGTCTACCTGGGATTGGGGTGAGCCCGGTGTAGTCTTTATCGATACAATCAACCGCATGAACAACCTGTACTACTGCGAGATCATTGCTGCCACTAATCCTTGTAGTGAACAACCCTTGCCACCCTTTGGTGCTTGTCTGCTTGGATCGTTCAACCTTGTCAAGTATCTGTCTCGGCAGCCACTAAGGTTGATGAACTCACTTGATACTCTCCCGTCACCATGGTCATTTGATTCTGATAGGTTAAGGGCGGATGTCCCACCTGTGGTTAGGGCACTGGATAATGTTGTTGATAAGACTCGTTATCCCTTGGCAGAGCAACGTGGGGAGGCTATCACCAAGCGCAGGATGGGGATTGGGATTACAGGACTTGCCAATGCTGGTGAGGCACTGGGGTTCCCCTATGGGTCTGAAGCGTTTTGCTACTTTGAATCTGCTGTCTTGGAGACTATTGAAGAGGCAGCTTACTTGGCAAGTGCGGATCTTGCTGAGGAAAAGGGTGCATTCCCATTGTTTGATGCGGAGCGTTATCTTGAAGGTGAGCACGTTAAGCGTCTATCGGAAGAAGTTCAGTATGCCATCAGAAAGAAGGGAATCCGCAATTCGCATCTGACCTCTATTGCACCCACAGGCACAATCTCGCTTTGCGCTGACAATGTAAGCTCTGCCCTGGAGCCTGTATTTGCCTATCGGCAAGAGCGTCCGATCAATACACCCACCGGTGCAATGATCGACGTGCTTGATGACTATGGGGCTAAGTTCTTGCAGGTGAGGGGAAAGCTGGCTGCAGATGTTACCGCAGATGAGCATCTCAAAGTCCTGTTGGCGGCACAACCACACTTAGACTCTGCTGCTTCCAAGACAGTGAATATGGATGGTCGAAAGATGCCTTGGGCGGACTTTAAGGCGATCTATCAAACAGTGTGGGAGAATGGTGGTAAGGGCTGCGCCACATTTAACAGCGCTGGTAAGCGGGGCAGCCTGCTTAGTGATGCAGAGCGCGAGGACCCACCGGTATACGAAGGGGATTCGTGCGAGGTGGACCCACTAACTGGAAGGCGTAGTTGTGAGTAACCGATCCAATCGCAACCGAACGGCGCGCGCGGAGCGGATCGTCGACGTTGTGCTCGCCGAATTTGGGCAAGCGGTGATCCGCAAAATATCGATGCGCGACGCGATGGTGGCAGCATGTGCCGCCGCTTTGATCGATAGGGAGGGCCATCAAACGCCCTGCTTGTCGGCGCTCGCCAGCGGCGACGCGTGCCAGCCAGACGAGACGTTAAAGCGTTGCGCGATCTGCGGCTTTGTCGTCGATACGAAATTCGCCGCTGAAAAGCCGACTGTGAGGATGCGGCCATGACCAGCACGGTTGTTCATGCGAACGATTTGGATCGGG